CTCATTTAGAGACTTTTTTCTGTGTATGAAAAAGGAATTTTAAATCAAAGGAAATCAAAATAATCAAAAAGGTATTGAAATGATTATAGAAAATAGAAAGGTCAAAGAATTAATTCCATATATAAAGAATATTAAAAAGCATCCCCCTAAGCAGGTTAATAAGATTGCTGAATCTATAAGGCAATTTGGTTTTAACATCCCAATATTATTAACAAAGGAAAATGAGATAATTGCCGGTCATGGTCGGTTATTGGCTGCTAAAAAAATAAAACTTGAAGATGTTCCATGTATTTATTTGAATGATTTAACCCCTGAACAAATAAAAGCTTTTCGTATCGCTGATAATAAGGTCGCTGAGTCAGAATGGGAGGAAGGGTTTCTAAAGGAAGAATTAGAAGATTTATATGCGATGGACTATGATCTTGAATTTACAGGTTTTGATATTCCCGAATTTAAAGACATATTAGTGGAGATATTTCCACCTGAAATAAAACAAAGAGATTATGAAGGCACTGAGGATGATTGTTTTAGTGATGAAAAAGTAAAGCATGAGATATTATTACCAGAAGATGAATTAAAAATACCTTATTGGGAGTGGATGAACTCAATGGATGAAGTATATGTCCAGTTCTCGGGTGGTAAGGATAGTATGGCTTCACTGGCAATTTGTCTTGATAATTTACCTAAAGATAAAATAAAAATATTTCATAATGCGATACCTATGGACCCTCCTGGATTAACGGAATGGGTACAAGAATTTGCAAAAAGTCTTGATATAGAATTGATAATTCCTGGTAATGTTATATCAGATGAGCAACTATTTAAGACACTTAGAAAGACAGGGCTTCCTTTAAATTTCGCGAAAAGATGGTGTTTAAGGGTTTGGAAAATTCTACCTACAAATAATTATATTAAAAAAAATGGCTTACATTTAAGATCTGATATAGTTTTTGTTGAGGGGCTTAGGCGTGAAGAAGGTGGAGTTAGGGCAACAACTGATCCTAGAAGTTTAAGGAAAATTGATAATACTATGACAGTTAGAATGTCCAGACCTATTTTAGATATGACAGAAGATGAAGTTTTCAAAACAATAAAGGGAAAAGGTTGGAAAAGACATTGGGTTTATGATATAGGATTACCGAGATTGGGATGTATTTTTTGTTTTGCAACTAAAAGAAGAGACTGGCAGACATTAAGAGAAAATGCTCCAGAGATCTTTTTAAAATCGTTAAGAATTCTTGCTGAAGGAGCTTGTTCTAATAATGTTTCAGGTAGTGACGTTGTTTATTATTTGAGAAAAATGTTAAGCTTAGATACGGTTGCAGGAGCCAGAAAAGATGACGGTCTCCCTCCCCGTAAACCTTGGACAGGAGACCGTAAAAGAACAGATGATTAATAAACTTGATCTAAGAGGAAAAGGCTATTTGTTTTAGTGCGATATGAACTTTCAAAGAGGATTTTATCTATAATGCAAATAAAACAAATAGAATCAAGGCCATGTGTTTTTTTGAGGTACTTTTGTAAGCTTCGCGCCTGCCCTCTTGATTTATTGCACCATAAACCGCCTGGACCGTCCTTGCCTTTTTGTACTGGTTCGGCAGGATGATTCCATCGTTTGGGTTTATAGCTTATTATCTTACTATGTAAGAGGCCTGTACTTGTTAAATCGGGTAATAATACTACTTTATATCTGATTTTATCCATAATTTTTTGAGGCATAATAGTCTCCTTTGTTCTTTGACATATGATTTAATGATATTATTTAGCAAGCTTTTCTTTAATGGCTTGCAAGATAAAGGCGTTGAACGATATCCCAAGATCAAAGACTTTGTGCATGATCTCAGCGTGAAGCTTTTTGGGTATCCTGATTGTTGTTGTTTTTTTGTCGTCCATAATTACCTCCGATATTTAAAGTATAAATAAACTAAAACATCAATCAATACAGTGATTAAAGGTGTTGTTATTGACGTGGTTAAACCTTTGCAAAATTAGACCAGCAATAATCAACAATCTCTTTAGGCGCTTGAGTTGATGGAGTTGGAGCTGACCCCGACCAATAATTAGTATTGGGTAGACCTGCGGCTCTTATGGCTCTGGTAAAGCCAGCATTGCCAACTACGTCCCATCCTGTAGCCGGTCGTTTATTGCGGCAATCAGGGTCAGGATATGATTTATTGTTAAATTTAGATTTAAGTATATCAGCCATTTCGTTTATTGTGTATTTTTCCATTTTATCAACCTTTCCAGCCTTTTAAAGACGTGCTGAGGTCGGAAGGGTTAGTTAATCTGAGTAAAAATACCTTTATTGATCATCCATTCTAATTTAGGGCGGTTAAACTTAGTAATTTCACCTGTTTCAATGTTTTTAGTTGTTGCAACTTTTTTATTGCAAGTAGTTATTTCAATTTTAAACCCTTTTTCATTGTGTTTGTATGTATTTGATATTAATTTCATGGCTGACTCCTTATTAATCGTTAATGTTATATATAATATACTATCATTATATCATTGTGTCAAGTAAAAAAGTGATTATTTGTAATTTTTTTTTCAACATATTTAACTCAATTTAGCTAAATATAAACAAAAGGAGTAAATGTGGCGCGTGGCGGATATAGACCTGGAGCAGGGCGAAAACCGGGAAAATCGAAAAAATCAAAAGAAAAAGATGAATTAAAACGTATCAAAAAGGAAGAGGCTGAAAAAATTAAGGAGATTTTGTCTTATGGAATAAAAGCTAAAACCAAAATATATAATGATTATCTTAAGCGTGTGCAAAACGGTGATAAATTAACTGCAACAGAAATCAAAACAATGGATAAGATAGAGGATGAATTAAAATCTACTATCCTGGATAAATCATTAGAAAAAAAAGAAACTGAAACACCTCTTGATTTTATGCTGAGGATAATGAACGATCCTAATCAGGAACAATCTACTCGCGAACGTATGGCTGTGGCCGCTGCTCCATATATCCATAGTAGAAAAAGTGAGGGTATAGGAAAAAAAGAAGATATAGCCCAAAAAGCAGAGGATGTCGCAAAGACTAAGTTTGGAACATGGGAAAGTCCTTTGAAGGTGGTTAAGTGATAGAATGGAATACATCTTGCCCTGACTGGGAGGATCGAATAATAAAAGGTGAGAGTTTAATTCCTTTTGATCCGTTATTCCCCGAGAGTGCGAAAAAAGCATTGGAGATATTCTGCTCCCTTAGAATAGTTGATCAACCCGGAAGGCCTACTTTTGGTGAAATAAGCCCTAAATGGGTTTTGGATTTCGTTGCGGCTGTATTTGGGGCATACGACCAAAATACTGGTATACAGCATATTAAAGAATATTTTTTGATGATTGGAAAGAAAAACGGTAAGAGCACGCTGGCTTCAGGGGTAATGATGACTGCCCTTATATTGAATTTAAGGGAATCTGCTGAATTTATAGTATTGGCTCCAACTGTAAAAGTTGCTAATAACTCTTTTCAGCCTGCATATGATATGTGTCGTAAAGATGTCGATGAAGATTTAAATAGTTTGTTGCACGATCAAGCACATTTAAAAAAAATAACAAACAGGAATACGAAAGCATGGCTTAATGTTGTAGCTGCGGATAGTGGCACGGTAGCGGGAATAAAAGGCTCCGGCCATTTTATTGATGAGCTTTGGGAGTTCGGAAGCGGTAATAATGCTAAAAATATGATCAGGGAAGCTACTGGAGGTATGGCATCCAGGCCGGAGGGCTTTATAATATGGGCTACAACCCAGAGTGACAATCCTCCCGCCGGTATATTCAAGGAAAAATTAGACTATGCCCGAAAAGTTAGAGATGGTAAAATAAAAGATAATCAATTTTTACCTGTCATATACGAGTTTCCTGAAAAGATTATTAAAGAGAGCAGACACTTAAATCCAAAAATGTTTTACGTAACTAATCCAAATATGGGCGTTTCAGTTGATGAAGGTTTTCTTCAAAGAGAATTTAAAAAGGCACAAGAAGCAGGCAAGGATTCAATGCAAGGCTTTCTTGCAAAACATCTTAACATAGAAATAGATGTATCACTAAAAACTCAGAACTGGGCGGGTGCTGAATTTTGGGAGGATGCTAAAAATATTGTGGACCTTGATATTATTTTGCAGGAATCTGAGGTTATTGAGATCGGGATTGATGGCGGGGGGTTGGACGATCTTTTAGGTTTTGCTGTTATTGGCAGGGATGCTTCAACCGGAATATGGCGGCTATGGGTGAGGGCATGGGCCAATCTAATAGCACTGGAAAGACGTAAATCTGAAGCCGATCGTTACAGGGATTTTGAAAAAGACGGGGATTTAATTATTGTTGAGGAAATAGGTGAAGATATTAAGCAGTTGGGTGAACTCGTAAGGAAATGCGAAAAATCCGGTTTACTTGACCGGATAGGAGTTGATCAGGCTGGAATAGGAACTATTGTTGATGAGCTTGAAGCAGGAGACGAAAACGAAGAATATGCAATAGATCATGACAGGATAATTGGGATCCCGCAGGGTTGGCGCCTAAATGGTGCCATAAAGACAGCTGGAATAAAGATAGCCGGTAAAGGTATGGTTCATGGGGGGCAAAGGCTGATGTCCTGGTGTGTAGGAAATGCGAAGGAAGAACAGAAAGGTAACGCTATTGCAATAACTAAACAGACATGCGGAACGGGCAAAATAGATCCGTTTATGGCTATGCTTAATGCGGTTACTCTTATGGCCATGAACCCAATAGCAAAGGCAGTTAAATCAGCATATAATGATATGACACCCGAAGAAATAGAAGATAGCACATTAACTTTTTAAGGAGAAGACATGGCAAAGAGAGGACCAAAACCAAAAAATGAAGCTGGACGTAAGCCGCTGAATACAAAAGATTATCCTGATACGATACCAGATAATAACTTACCCGATAAGGCTTTGTTTAATATCCAGGAAGTAGAGGTATATTTTGGAATAACACGGCCAACAGTTAATAGGTGGTGTTTGCACGGGATATTAACTGCTATCGAAAAAGGTGGTAATATCTATATAACACGTGAGTCTATGTTGAAGTGCAAGCTGAAATAATTCTATCTAAATTATAAAAATAAGCATATAGCTTTTTAGAATGATATCCAAAATGTATATTATTTTTAATTAATGTATATTAATATTACAAGTAATTGATTTTACTATAAAAAAACCTTTACAATTCTCTCCTAAAATAAGAAAATAAGAAAAAACTAAACTGGGAGAACCTATGAATTTAAAAAGACCTGCATGGGGCAAGGTTTTATCAGCCCCATTTAAATGGTTTTGGAAGTCTTTTGATATCCGGGATTTATTTTTATTTGGCGGTTTGGGTGCTGTAGGTTATGGGATATATCTAGAATGGGGTTTATCGTGGGCCATGCTTGTACCCGGAGGGATGTTAATGTTAATCGGTTATTTAATGAAGGATAAATAGTGGGTATAGTTTCACGCATGATAAGGCCGAGAGCTGAAGCATGGGGACCGGATGACGATAGATGGTATAATCCCGGTGGTAGTTATTATGGTGGGGTTCCTTTGCCTGACATGGTCGGTGGCAGCGAGAATGCTATGCGGCTTATAACCGTTCAAAATTGTGTAAGGGTTCGTGCATATACTATATCTCAATTACCTTGCCATGTCATGGAAAAGAAGGGCAAGGAGCGCATTCAAGCCACAGATTTTTATCTTTATGAAAAACTGCATGATCAACCCAATGATTGGATGACTGCTTCTGAGTTTTGGGGTATGGCTGAAGCTCATGTATGTTTGCGTGGAAATTTTATAGCTTATAAATTAGGCATAGAAAACAGGCCTATTCAACAGTTAATACCACTAAAAACTGACGCTGTATCAAAAATAGAACAAAACGATGACTATTCATTGTCTTACCATATTCGATTTAAAAGTGGCGAAATAAGAGAAATACCGGGTAGTAAATTTTTACATTTAAGAGGCTTGACACTCGATGGTATAAATGGGGTTAATCCTATTGAGTACGCACGTGAGACAATAAGTAATGGAGCGTCAAGTAATACATTTTTAAGCAATTTTTTTAACAAAGGGTTACATCCTGGAGCGATATTCAAGCATAAATTACCTTTGAATGCCCCTGCTCATGCTAATAAGAAAGCCGAACTTAAAAAGAAATATCAAGGACTTGGCAAATCATGGGAAATGATGTTGATAGATGAGGGTATGGAAGTAGAATTTCCTACGGTAAAACTTGTTGACGCGCAATTCCTTGAACAGATGAAAATGAATGAGGCTCAAATTGCTGGTTTATTTCGTGTGCCTCTTATGCTTATACAATCAGGGTCTAATGTACCTACTTACGCGAGTTCGGAACAGTTTATGATATCTTATGCAATTTATGGGGTTACTCCAGATTGTGTTAATTACGAAAAAGCTGTTAATCGGGATCTTATGACTAAGGATGAGCGTAAAAAATATTATACCAAATTTAATATTAATTCTTTGATGAGAGGAAGCATGGCTGAAAGGTCTAAATATTATCAGACTATGGTTAATACTGAAATATTATCGCCCGATGAATGCAGAGATTTAGAGGACCTCAGCCCTAGACCTGATGGTAAAGGTGGCGAATACAGGACAAGGACGTCCACGGTTAAAGAGTCTGACTCTAGTAATGATGATAGTAAACAGGAGAATAAAGATGAAACTTAGATACCGGAATGAACGCAACGCAAAAATATTAAGCACATTATATGAAAAACCTCTTGATAAACCTGATTGGTTTAAAATCAATGATGAAGCTGAAGAGGTTGAGATCCTTGTGTACGATGTGATCGGCTGGCCCTGGTTAGATGCTAATATGCTTGTAAGTCAGATCAATGAATATAAAGGTAGACCGCTTAATTTTGCAATAAATTCTCCCGGTGGTGATGTTATCGACGCAATCGCCATATTGAACGCCATGAAAAGACATGATGCTAAAGTATCGGTTCGTATTGATTCATTGGCAGCAAGTAGCGCGACTATTATTTCTATGGGTGGTCAGGAAATAAGTGCATACAAAAATTCAACTTTCATGATTCATAATCCGTGGTCAATCGCTATCGGTAACGAGTTTGACATGGAAGAAATGCGGGATATTCTTAAACAGTTCGGTTCTCAGATACTTGATATTTACACTGAAAAAGCCACAATTGGAAAACGTGCCATAAAAAGTTTAATGGACGGTACGGATAAAAGAGATGGTACATGGATGACCGCAAAAGAGGCAAAAGAAAAAGGTTTTATCGATAATATTATCGAAAATGACAGCCAGGTGAAAGCTAATTTGAATATCCCCATTTTTTCAGGGATACCGGATAATATTATACAATCAAATAAAAATGAACCAACGATAAGGGATGCTGAAAAAGCCCTCCGAGACGTGGGCTTATCAAATAAAGAAGCCAAAGCAATTCTAGCGGGAGGCTGGAAAGGCAGAGGTGAGGGTCAACGAGAAGTTGAACAAATCAATGAAATAAACGACTTAATAAAATCAATACCAATTTAAAGGAGAAAAACTATGGATTATGAAGCTCTTAAGAAATCAATAGAGGATGTAAAAGACGCTATTGAAAGACGAAACAAGGCTTTTGAGGATTTCAAGGTTGAAAACGACACACGGTTGAAAGAAATCGAAGCCAAAGGACACGCTGACCCGCTTTTACAGGACAAAGTTGAAAAGATTGCTGCTGATATAGCCGATCTTGAGACAGTGCGCCAGCAGCTTGAATCTATTGAGAAATCAGTAGCCAACATGGAAGCTAAAGGCATAAATGGCAATGGTGGTGAATCGAATGCTATATACAAATCTATAGGCGAACAGCTTAAGGATGTTGTGACCCTTGGAATGCCGGATGCGAGTACATCAGCAAAAGCTGAAGCGATGGACAGGCTTAATAAAGTCAAGGCTGCTGCTTCCGGGGCAAACGAGTCTATACCAAGTGAAGGTGGATTTCTTGTTGAAAAGGATTCTGCTGATATGCTTGGCGATCAGGCTATAGCCACAGGCCTTCTTTCACAGGATTGTTTTGAAGTTCCTATCAGTTCAAATTCAAACGGGCTTAAGCTTAAATTGATGGATGAAACAAGCCGTGCTAATGGATCAAGGTTCGGTGGAATACAGGTTTACTGGGAAGGTGAAGCCGATACAACCACAGCGACAAAGCCCAAATTCAGGCAGGCAGAATGGCAGCTTAAAAAGCTTATGGGTATCATGTATGCTACTGAAGAGCTTATCAATGACGCTCCGGCACTTACCGCACTTGTAAACAGGTGGTTTCCGATGGAATTTGGATTCAAGGTTGACGATGGCATTGTAAATGGTACAGGGGCAGGTATGCCATTGGGTATCGTAAATGCTGGAAGTACGGTTTCTCAGGCAGTAAGAACAGGACAGGGAACAAGGGCCAACAATGACAATAAAGTTATTTATGAGAATATTGTTGACATGTATGCCCGGTTACTTAATTCGAGTGACCCACGCGCCAAGTGGTATATAAACAGGGCACTTCTTCCGAGCATTATGCTTATGTCTGTTCCTGTTGGAACTGGTGGTGCTCCGGTTTTCTTGCCTCCTAACGGTGCAGCTGGTCAGCCATATATGACATTACTCAATAAACCGATTATACCGATTGAGCAGTGTCAGGCCCCCGGAACAGCAGGCGATATCATTCTTTCAGATATGAATGAATACCTGCTTATTACAAAGGGCGGAATTAATGCAGCTGCATCAATCCATGTCAGGTTCCTTTATGATGAGATGACATTCAGATGGACTTATCGACTGGATGGTGCACCATGGAGAAATTCAACCCTTACACCTTTTAAGGGTGGGGCGTCTGCGACTCAGGGACCGAATGTAGTTCTTGCAGCATCGTAATAACAAGGGGGCGTAATGCCCCTATATAATAAAGGAGAAAAATATGTTTAATTTAGCTGAAGATGCAGAAGTTATAACCATACAGGCTGCGGCCACAGTTAGTAGTGTGGCAGCTACCGATATTATTAACATGAAGAATTATCACAAGGTATCATTTATCGTAACTACGGGTACAGTTACGGTAGGTGGCGGTATATCAGTAAGACAGATGGACTCTGTTTCTGATACAGTTGCGAGTGAATCAAGGCTTGGAATTGACTGTTACTGGGAAAAAACTGCGGCTGCTTCCGGTGCCCATACAAAGACAGCGGCTGATTCTTTATCATCTTATGGCGGTATAACGGTGGCTAATGGAGATGACAGCAAACAGTATATATTCGAGGTCAGAGGTGATCAGCTTGATTCAAGTAATAACTGTATTGCTTTGAGTTTTGATGATTCGACCTGGAATGCTGCTCTCGTATCTGTTACAGCAGTTTGTCATCCGAGATATCATCAGGCACAGCCGGTAACGGCACTGGCATAAACTTTAAAACCGGGAGATAAAATAATATGGCATTATATAACGAAATTGCGAGACGTGACATTTTAATGATGTGTTTTGACCTTCTTAAACAGGGGGTTTTAAAACAAAGAGACGTTGACGGAAAGCTGGAATTTAATAATCCTGCTCCGGCATGGGATGTACCTTGGCATTTTACTGTACAAAAAGCTGATTTAAACTGTCAGCTTTGGAGTAAAGTAATGTTCAATGTTGTTTTTAAAAAGGTTCCTGTATCTATGCAAAATGGAACGGTATGGGTTCCCTCCGGATGTCAGAATTGTTTTAAAATAGTAGCAAGGCCAAAGACAATAAAGCAGTTATTCGCCATTGTTAAGCTACAGAAAAGGCTCGATATCGCGTCTAAGTGTGGAATTGAACATAGAGCGCATGTTTTCGGAAATTACGGAGCATACTGGTATAATAGAGGACTTGAAGAGGGATTAAAGAATTATAAAGTAGTAAGACAGGCGATAGACGAAGATCCTTTGCTCGGTCCTGATATCAAGGTAATATTAAAACGCTCATGTACTGAAATGGAAATGACAGCCGGACCATCTGACAAGTGGGCTATATCAAAAGAGCAGATGGAAATCGAAGCACTTGTATATTCAACGTTCAATATTGATAATGTTGAACGTAAGCAGTCACGTCAAGCAGTTGATTATGTACATGCCCGATGGATAGAATATGCCTATCAGTGGGGTGATGAAACAGTATTTGAATTTCTTGATCCTGAAAAACCGATTTATAAACCATTGGTGACATATCATCATCAAATAGAAAAACCTGAAAAGGAGAACAATAATGAATAATGTAAAATGTACAGAAAAGGGAGGATGGCAAATATTCTCCGGTGCGCCTCAAATGATAAGTGCTGGTGGTATATTGACTGGGGCTAATCAGCAAGTCGCAAATAGTGCTACTGAAACAGCCGTGGTGACTGAGACTGTGTATGGCTATACCCTTAATACTGTTGGTCAGACATTCCGGGTCACACTTGTAGGAGAGATATCTTCCAGTGGATCAGGTGATATAACTCTAACCCTCAGGTATGGAACTACTGATATCCTTGCAGTGGTCACAACCGCACTTGCAAATGAGGATGATAAGCCATTCAAACTTGAATATTTTGGAAGAGTTTTGACAGCCGGAGCAACCGGAAAAGTATTATGCACTGGACTTGGTTATTTTTTCCAGGGAACGCCTCTTACTTTTATGACTGATACGGCTAATACAGGGGCAACAGTTGATTTAACAGCAGATGGCAGTCTAAATGTCACAGCACATTGGGATAACGCGAGTGCAGATGACGATATAATTGTGACTGCTGCTGCTATAGAGTTTTTCGATTAATAATCGATAAATGCTCACTCGGACAAACGGCTACCTCCCCGTTAAAGGCGCGACTCTCCCGGCGCGCCTGTCCGAGTTCCACTTTTCGGGAGAAAACGGGAGATGTTATGAAATTGTTTATTGCTGAAAGGGTAGCTTTATTAAATATACTACCAAAAGAAGGAAGTTTTTTAACTTATAAAGCCGTACAAGGTTTAAAGGATCAGCTATCGGCATCTGATGAAGAGACGTCAGAGCTTGGAATAAAAACTGATGAAGCTGGTCACATGTTTTGGAATAGTACCCTTGATAAGGGGAAAGAAATTGAAATATCCGAAACAGCAAATAACATTATCATTGAAGGACTTAGGAAATTTAATCCTGAAGATGAAAACATACCTTTCATATATTGGGATCTTAAAGAAAAATTTATCCCTGGAGATGGTGAGTAAATGCAAATAGAACTCATAACCGCCCCGAGTGTAGAACCAGTAACCTTGAGTGAACTAAAGTTGCATTTGCGTTTAAATTCCGGGTCATTTGCTGATAATGTTGACGAAACTCAATCATTAGTGCCGGATAGTTACGCTATTGCGGATAACTACACTACGCATGTAGGCGATGGCGTTGATGTTTTGGGGTATTCTGCTGTTGTGGTTTTGAATTCCGGAGAAAATCAGGCAACCGGGACCGTAGATGTCAAAATACAGGAATCAGACGATGATATAACTTATACTGATTGGACAGGCGGGGCATTTACACAGGTTACAACTGCCAATGATAATGCAATCCAGGAAAAGGCGTATACTGGCACAAAACAATATATTCGGACAGTGGCAAAGGTTCTTTTGGCCTCTTGTGAGTTCGGGACAACGGTAATTAGACAGGCGGCTACGTCTATTGAGGATGATCTTTTAACGGAAGATATAAAAACATCCAGACGTGACGTTGAGAATGACACGCGAAGAGCATTGATAACCCAAACATGGGACTATTTTTTAAATAAATTCCCATGTGATGACTTTATCAAGATACCATTTGGCAATCTGCAAAGTGTTACATATATAAAATACACTAATTCAGCTGGAACTCAAACGACAATGACAGTAGGCACAGATTATTTGGTTGAGACAAACGGTGATCAATGCGGCGGGGTAGTTTTGCCTTATGGTATTTCATGGCCTTCATTCACTGCATATCCATCAAAACCGATAGTGATAAGGTTTATATGTGGGTATGGTGATCTAGGAAGTGATGTCCCAGCAACAGCTAAACAGGCAATAAAAAGACGTGCTGCTGTTTACTATGAATCCAGGGGAGAGGATGTTGTGGGTTTATCGGTTGTTGAGGATAAAGTTTACAACCGACTTATAAACAATGTGCCGATACTTTATGATGAGTTTGATTAAGACAATAAGGAAGATAAAAAAGGAGATAGAAAGATGTTTTATATTAAAATTATTGATCAGGAAGTAACAAAGGAAGAGAATGAAAACGGACATTGCATTGAGGACATTAAAAATTCAATTGTACATAATTATTCGGTGGACACATATTCTTTATTTCCAAGTCTACCGGTTGGGGGCACTGAAAAACCAGGGGATTACAAATTGTATGATATTCGATCAAATTTTCCAATCAAAGAGATTAATATTGCTCTGAAAAAAAATGATGAAAAAAATGATTGGGATCAGGTATTGTCATTTCCTGTTGATTCGGATGATAGGGTAGTTGAAATATATGTAATGAATGAAAATGGCAAAACACTTAACAGGTTTATCTTTTAATTAACAATTTTACCCTTATTGTCTTAAAAATGAAAGTTTGATTATGCGTGCTGGAAGAATGGATAGGCTTATAACAATAAAAGCCAAAATGAAAACAACAAACGATTTTGGAGAGGAAATTATTGTTTATTCAACCCTTGCTTCTAACGTATGGGCTGAACGACTTGAATTAAGGGGATCTGAGAGATGGAATGCTCAGCAGATCGTCCCTGAAATAACATGCAAATACCGGATACGATACCGAAATGATATAAATGCTCAGTGCATTGTTGTTGATGAAGCTGGCAGAGAATATGATATTCAACCTCCTCTTGAAATAGGTCGGAGGCAGGGTCTTGAGCTTTTTTGTTCAGTGAGGAGTGATAATTAGCGATGATCAATAAAAATAAACTTGAACACATTCATTGCCCTGATGACGGAAGGGGCAGAAGAAGGGTATTTATCAATAATAAAGAAATACATCGGTGCTTTTATGCAAATATAAAAAAGGGAACAGCTGATATTTATAGAACAGATAATAAGGGGTTAGTCATATTAGATAAGCACAAAAAAAGAATTTTATCAAAAAGGCTTTATGGAAAAATAGAAATAATTCCAATTGAGGAAAATAATAATGGCACAGCAGGCATTCAAATTTGAAATAAAAGGGATTAAAGAATTGCTTGACGCTTTTGATCAACTCCCAACTATGTCAATGAAAAAAAATGTCATAAGAAAGGCACTGAAAAAAGCGGCTGAGCCGGTCAAGGAATTAGCTCAAACAAATGCCAGAGGAGGTGTTTTGATTGATAACCCAGAGGTATTGGCTAATTCAATAAAAGTAACTTCAAATTTAAAAAGGTCTCAGAGAAGCGGATTTGACAAGTCGAGAGTAACTATGTACGTCGGGTCGAGTTCTCCACTCGCGCATTTATTTGAATTTGGGACAGCAGAACGATACAAGAAAAGTGGGTCAGCTACAGGTTATATACCTGCCATGCCTTTTATGCGTCCAGCGTGGGATTCTAAAAAACGAGTCGCTCTGAAAATATTTAAAGAAGAAATGTGGATTGCAATACAAAAAGCTGCAAGATTACTGGCTAAAAAGGCAGCTAAGGGAACATTAACAGCTAAACAAATAGCTGGGTTAAGAAGATGATTGAATCAGGATTGAGAACAATATTGATAAATGATTCTACTATATCAGCCATAACTACACGCTGTTATCCAGTTATGATTCCTCAATCCCCTGTTTACCCCTTGATTCTTTATACTAAAATATCAGGTATGCGGGACCATGCATTGGAAGGTCCTTCCGGTATGGCGCATCCCAGATTTCAAATTGAAGCATGGGCTGAAACATATGATGAAGCAAAGGGCTTATCAGAAGCAATCAGAAGTGCTCTTGATGGATATACAGGAACATCTGATAGCACCTATATAGGATCATGTTTACTCGATTCTGAAAGAGATATTTATGAGAGTGAAATCGATGTTTTCAGAATTTTACAGGATTATATTATTTGGCATAACGAATAAAAAGGAGAAAAATTTATGGCTATAGAATCACAATCAACTACTGTAGAAATAGGCACTGGATCAGGAGGAGCTAAGACAATAACCGATATTTCTTTGGCTAATCCAACTATATTAACTTCGGCAGCTCATGGTTTGAGTAATGGTGATGTAGTTACTGCCGCGCTATTTGCCGGGGCTGATGCTGCCAGTATAAATGCTTTATCGTGGGTTGTAAAGTATGTAACCACAGACACTTTTGCAATTGAGCTTGATAGTACGTCGTTGACAATTGATGACAATAGCAACACTGCAACGATGACACCTGTTACATGGACTACAATAGGAGAGGTAACAGATTTTTCGGGGCCTGATGGTTCTGCGTCTGAGATTGATGTATCACATCTCACAAGTACATCAAAAGAATTTATTATGGGCCTTCCTGATGAAGGATCTTTGTCATTGTCTGTAAATTGGGATACTTCAGATAGTGGTCAAGATGCTTGTGCAACAGCCAGAGCGGCTCGAACAGAAGAGGATTTTAAAATAACCTATTCTGATGCGTCGACTGCTACATTTACAGGATATGTAACAGGTATGAGTTCATCTGGTGGCGTTGATGGGAAAGTCAGCGGATCAATATCTATACGTATAACTGATTCTATTACATGGGCTTAATATGAGTGCAATAACGGGAGAAAAAGAGCTTAAGATAGCAGGTAAGAAGTATATTCTCAGGTTTACATGGAAAGCCTTATCTGAAATATCAGAAAAGTATGGAGACAGTCCAAATATATTTAAACCAGAGGTCGTATCAGATATAGCCTCAATGGGATTGATTGACAAATATCCTGATATGACCCCTGATAAAATTATGGAAATTTCACCTCCGCTGATTCCATTTGCTAATGAAATTCAGCAGGCTATGACTTGGGCGTATTTTGGTGATAAAGATATACCTAAAATTGAAATTGATGAAAAAAAAAATCTGTCAAAAACTGGATTATTCAGTCGTATGAAAATGCTGTTCAGGCGGGAATAAATCCTATTGAATTCTGGGATATGACTCCCTATTTAACAAGGTATGCTGTCAGAGCATTAAATAATAGATGTAGAATAAATGCTTGGATGATAGCAAGATTTTCAAGAGTAAAAAAGATACCTGAATTAGAAGATATTTTGATTGCGGATAAACCTGAAAGAGATCATAGCCAGATGGAAAAAGATATGAAGCGCGCTTTAAGAAATTACAGAGGTAAAAGATAATGCCATCGGAACCCATTGGCGCACTCAGGGCTGAGCTTTCTGCTGGTCATGTTCAGTTCGCCAACGACATGAAAAAGGCAAAAGATGCTGTCAAATCTAATGCTTCAGGCATGTCTATTGCAATGGATAAGGTAGGTAAAAAATTTACTGAAGCAACGACCGCCCTTAATAAATATGCTGGTTATGCTGTTGCAGGGGCTATTGTTGCTACGACTGCTTTTATAAAGAAACAGATCAATATAGCTGATGAAATGGGGAAGCTTGCACAAGCCACAGGTACAACTTCTGAATATCTATCTTCTATGGCACTTGTTGCTTCCCAAGGAGGTACTACACTTGAAACTGTAGCAAAAGGTGTTAAAAGGCTTTCACAAAATTTATATGACGCCAGGGATGGTCTCAAAACTTCTAAGCAATCTTTTGATGATTTAGGGATAACAGTAACAGATAGCAGTGGGGCACTCAAAAAAGCTGACCAAGTAATATTAGAGATAGCAGATAAATTTAAAAATCTAGAGGACGGTTCAGAAAAGACAGCTTATGCTATGAAGTTATTTGGTAAGGCCGGTACGGATCTTATTCCTATTTTAAATGGAGGCAGCTCCGGGATAGAGGGTTTACAGCAAAAAGCCCAGGAGATGGGGCTTGTAATATCGACAGAAACGGCTCTTCAAGCCGCTTATCTCAATGACCAACTTGATTTACTAACCAAAAGCGCACAGGGTACAGGCCGGAGTCTAGCTTTGCAGCTTGTCCCATGGCTTAATGATACCTTCGCTATTCTTAAATACACAAAAGAAGAATCCGGGGCATTGATGGCGTCATGGGTAGCTCTTGGAGCTGTAGGTGATGCGATATTCGGTAGATCGACCCAACAGAAAATAAATGAACTCAAAAAATCAATAGAAGCGCAAGAAAAAGCTATGGGGAAATTACTCCCTTATAACAGCCCTTCAGAACAAAAAAAAGTATTAGAAAGTTTAAAACAACAACTTGCTGATCTAGAGACACAAAAACAGAAAGAAGATAACGCTGATAAAGCAAGGATGGAGGCATCACTAAAACGATCAAAGGAAGAAGCAGAGCAAAGGCGCAAAAACACAGAAGCGTTAATCAAGCAATCTGAGGCTAGATTTAAAGCCGCTGAAAAGGAAAGAATAATAGAGGAAGCTGAAAAGGAAAGAATAAGACTTATAGAATTAAAGAAGAAAGCACTTGAAGATGAGGGCCGTGTATTAACTGAATCAGTTATGACCCCTACAGAGATATATGCAAAGACCATCGAAAATATAAATATGTTGCTTGATGAAGGGGTAATAAGTCAGGAAACTTATAATAGGGCTATTAATAAAGCTGGTGAAGAACTAAATAAATTAGGCGAAGCAGGGGCAAATGTTTTTGAAGAACTTGGAAAGCAAATTGAAGGGTGGGGCAGAGATAGTGCAAGGGCAATAACCGACTTTGCATTAGAGGGCAAAGGTTCATTTTCTGACATGATTCAATCTATGATTGCTGAAATGCTTCAGATGATAATATATCAAAAAATGATGGCTCCTTTATTTAACGCTTTTGGAGGTTGGGTAAGTGGATTGGGTGGTGCAACTCCTAGTGCACATGGTAACGTATTTTCAAATGGCAAATTAATACCATTCGCATCTGGTGGTATAGTAAATAAGCCTACTATATTTCCAATGGCTCAAGGTGTTGGTTTAATGGGCGAAGCAGGGGCAGAGGCTATTATGCCATTAACTCGGGTTGGTGGTGATCTTGGAGTTAAAGCTGTGGGTGGGGGTATGGTTGTTAACATAATAAATAATACCGGGTCAGATGTGAAAACCTCTGAACGAAAAACAGCTAATGGCGTTGAACTTGATGTTTTAATTGATCAGGCTGTTGCTAAAAATATAGGTCAGATGGGGTCACAATCTAATAAGGCTATTCGACAGAGTTTCGGAGCTAAAAATCAATTGACAAGGAGATAAGATATGGCTGTACCTGACTGGCATATTGACCTGCCTCAAGAATTATTAGTAGACGGTTATGGTGAATCTCCTGCGGATATCACTATAGAAAGTAATATGGACATAGGTCCTGCTAAAGTTAGGAGAAGGTTTACAGCTGGAGTACGGCCTGTGTCTGGATATATTTTATTAACCTCAGCTCAACTTGCAACATTCAAAACATTTTATAATGATACTATTCTTGGAGGATCATTGAGATTTAATTGGACTGAACCACCAGCACATACAACATCATGTGAAATGAGATTCACTGATACACCAAATTGGACTAAAGTTGGAGATTATTTTAAAATAGCAATGAATTTGGAGATATTACCATGACTATATCTCTGAATTTTAAAGAGGCAGCGTTTGCACAAGAGACAGGCCGTGTCCCCATTGCACTTATAACCTTGTCGCATGATGATCTTTTAGATGATATAAGGATAAGCACTGATCCAACGCAAGAATTATCAGGGCTTACGACTGACTTGGAGAAAGTGTATGGCACTACATCAAATGGGGATGATTATATATTTCTACCTGTCAGGATAAAATTGCCGGATGATACAGAAGATGGTGCAGGAATGATGAAGCTTGAGATTGATAATATACATAGATCATATACTGAGTCTATAAGATCAATATTTACGCCTGTGTCTTGTCAAGTGGACATAGTTATGGATAATGATTTAGATACAATAGAGGCGAGTTGGCCGGAATTTTTATTAACAAGTATAACGTATGATGCATTCGTAATAACTGGTACATTAATACTTGAGACGTTAATGACAGAGCCATTCCCATCGGGTACATTCATTCCGAGTCATTTTCCAGGAGTTTTTTAATGAATTTCGATGAATACATAGGTATCCCCTTTGTTTCATGCGGAACATCAAAAGAAGGTTGTGATTGCTGGAGATTAATATGCCTTGTTTATAGAGAGAGATTATCAATTAATTTGCCAGAATTCACTCAATTTGATGCTCCTAAAACTAAAGCAGAATTGATAAAGGTGACCAGGGCATTTAAGGAGAATAAAGTAAAGTGGATTAAAGTTAACGACCCTAAACCGTATGATGTCATATTGCTGAGAACAGGGAGCATGTTATATCATTCAGGGCTTGTAATTGGCAGAGATAGAATGATTCATATCGATAGGGGTATAAACTCTACGATAGAAAAATATACCTCTAGAATATGGAAAGATAAAATAGAAGGGTTTTATCGCTATGACAAATAAAGATATAATTATATCGCCTAGTTCATTTCATGCGCCCAGGGTAATTCAGGTAGGTGATGGTTTATCTATTAATGAGATAGTTAATCAGTGTCATCCAGAGTATGCTAATTCACTGATGATTGAAATTAATGGCATCCCAATAACTAAGGATAAATGGAATATCAAACCGGATATAAATGATCATGTCCTAATATATGCTCCGATTATGGGAGGTGGAGGAGGTAAGAAGAATCCTTTGAGGATAATATTAACCATTGCTATAATAGTTATAGCTGCATATACTCAGCAATGGTGGATAGCGAAAGGTTATTTAGGTGGTGCAGTAGGTGGAGCGGTAGCCGGGACTGCCGTAGCGACTGCGGGTATGTTATTAGTTAATGCTATAGCTCCGATTAATACTAATACATCTTTGCCGAATATATCGCAGGATTCCTATAGTGAATCTCCTACATACTCTATTTCAGGCGGGTCGAATAGAACTAATCCTTGGGGTACAGTTCCCTTTAATCTTGGAGTTAACAGGGCTTATCCTCCACTGGGGTCAGGTAGTTATACTGAGATAATAGATACTGTAGAAACAAAACAAAAATATATCCAACCTGAATATTCAGGGTATAACCCGTATCCTCCATATATGGAAAGCGGGTATGTCACATACAATGAGATCGTAGGAAGTGATGAGTATTTTAGGATATTAGTTATATGGGGGTATGGTCCCCTTGACATTTCAGATATAAAAATAAGGGATACTCTATTATCCTCATACTCAGATTACGATATAGAGACTAAAGAGGGATGGTCAACTGATACTGCAATAACCTTGTTCCCTACTCAGGTTAATCAAGAAACTGTCGGAGTTATATTGACTCAATCCGGAGGGATAGTACAAAGAACTGCGCCTGAAACTGATTGCGATGAACTATCAGTTGATTTGGCATTCCCGAATGGGTTGGTAGAGATTGAGGATGATGGTACAAGGACAAGTCATTCTGTAACGGTATTAATTCAATATAGAGAGGTAGGGGCGGGATCATGGACGACTCATGAAACGAAGGTTTTTACTGATAGAACTACCTCAGCTATTCGATATGGTACATCGTGGACTGTCGATAATACTAAAGAATATGAGATAGGTATAACCAGACAAACTGCGGATAGTGTTGATGATCAGATTATAGATGACGTATACTGGGTTAATCTAAGATGCACGACATGTGGAAATCCGATCCAATCACCTTATCCTGTTGCAGCTACAGCGATTAAAATAAAAGCTACAGATCAGTTAAATGGTCCTATTAATACCATAAATGCTATCGTATCGTCATATGCTCCTGTCTGGGATGATATTGGAGGGTCATGGAGTGTCGGAGAAAGTAATTATGAGATAACTCAAAACCCTGCTGCATTATATAGACATGTTTTAACTTGTGAGGCTAATGCTAAAGCAAGGACATTTACTCAAGTGGATAATGATGCGTTAGGTGAATGGTATGAATTTTGCGATACAAATGGATACAAGTTTAATTATTATAAAGATACCCAGTCATCAGTATGGGACATCTTATCTGATATAGCATCAGCAGGAAGGGCATCACCATCAATAGTCGAAGGATTATGGACTGTAGCTGTTGATACTGGGGATCAAGCATTAGTACAGCATATCACTCCACGTAATTCATGGGGATTTAGTTCTGAAAAAGTTCTATTTGATCCTCCGCATGCTTTTAGAATTAGATTCGTAAATGAAGATAACGATTACGCATGGGATGAAAGAATTGTATATGATGACGGATATAATTATGGAAATGCAACCTTATTTGAATCTATTACTCTTACTGGAATAACTGACCCTGATTTAATATGGAAATTTGGTCGATTCCATATCGCTCAAGCACGATTACGACCTGAAGTTTATACACTTAATATGGACTTTGAGCATCTTGTTTGTAATAGAGGCAGTAAGGTAAGGGTGTCTCATGACGTACCATTGTGGGGTGTAGGGTCAGGACGTGTTAAAACATTGACATTAAATGGTCCAGCTACACATATTACTCATGTCACACTCGATGAATATGTCACAATGGAATCCGGCAACACATATGTATGTAGATTCAGATTAGCATCCGGAGATACATTGATAGAAAGTATTGTCCTTGATGTAGGAGAAACCAATACTTTAGAGTTTACAACCCCCGTATTAATCGCATCCGGTCCTGAAACTGGCGATTTAGCTATGTTTGGGATTACTGATCTTGAGACTGTTGAATTGTTAGTTACATCTATTACAAGATCAACAGACTTAACTGCTCAATTACAGTTAGTTGATTTTGCTGAAGATATCTATGATGCTGATACAGGGGAAATCCCTGCATTTAATCCCAGCATGACATTACCTACTAATGTTACCCTAATCCCTCCCGACCCTCCAACTATAGATGATGTTTCAACTGGACTTGATGTGTCAACGATAAGTGGAGGTGGTTCAGTATCAACTATAAATGTTTATTTAACTGCGCCTGAAAATGCCATTAGAATACGAGGTTACAGGGTAAGATATAGACTCGTCGATGAAACTGTATGGACATACACACTGGAATCAAGATCCTTGACTATCCCAATTTATCCTGTATCTGATCAACAGTCCTATGAGATACAAGCTCAATCAATCTCGGTTTATGGGATAGAATCTCAGTGGACATCTGTTGAAACTGGATCATCTGATATGCCTCAAATAGTTCCCGACTCTGCAACGGGAATATCATCAGCTATGCTAGCACCTGGTGGAGCTTATGATTATGGTGCAATATTGGTTACATTTACGCCTCCCGATCCTCCGGGAGTTTATGCGTATTCGGAAATCTATGCCTGTAATGATGATAGTACATATAGATATGTAGGACGTGACAGTACAGGTTCTTTTGTAATTAACAAATTAGGTTCTTTATATAAAGTAGGAGATACGTGTTATATAAAACTGAGGAGCGTATCAAAATATGAAATAAGGGAGCCTTTACCGGGTTCTGCTGATACCTCAGTTGTAGTGCAAGCTACTATAAAAATAGCATCTTTTTATTTCGGATTATATGATCAATGGGCTGGGAATGCTTCAATCGGTCATGCTGATACTAAAATTGTTATTGGTAATCTTGATGGTACTCCTCAGGTTAAGTTAGGTCCGAGTGCAGATTCCATTACATTTGCAGGGACACAAACAGGAGCGTTTATTGATGGTGACGGATATTTCAGAGTTGGAAGCTCTACTTATGGGATGTCTTTTAATGCCTCAACAGGGGTACTTCACGCGGATAAATTAAAAGTAGGGTCTGGAACTTATATCGATATTGATGGAGGAAATGCGCGTATACGCAGTTCTAATTATGTATCGGGATATTTTGGTGCAGGGTTTACGCTTGAACCCGACTTGCTTGAAGTAGGAAATGTCGCAGTACGTGGAATAATAAGAACATCTGTATTTCAGTATGATTCAATATCTGCTCATGGTGGATCAAGAGTTTTAGCTTATGGTGCAGATGTGTTAGCCGCTGATATGACAGCCCTGGATGCCTCAACATTAACTATTGAGGGAAATGAAACATGGTCAGTTGGGGATATCTTGCGAATCAAAGAGGACACAGACGATGAGTGGTTGACAATAACGAATACTGGCTCTGCGCCTACATACTCAGTTACAAGAGATGAGGCAGGAAACTATGGAGCTGATAGTAACCCTGCATGGACGAAGGGAGCTGCGGTTGTTAATTATGGTCAATCAGGAGACGGAGGTATTTATGAGACTGCATCCGAAATAAACGCACCTTATCAGAGTATTTATATTCATTCTGGATCGCCTTGGTCAAGCATAACAACATTAATCAGGGAAGGCAATTTAAACGGTTATGCAGGTTATACTTCTGATCTTTATGGATGGGCTGCATACATTGACGCTGATAATTACATAACAATTGATCCTACAAATGGGATCAGCATGTCTGGATCAATCTCGATATCTTCTTTTAATCAACTCCCTTCAGATGAAAACCTTGTCGCCGATTGGTCATTTGATGATGGATCAGGAACACTTGCAATAGATAACAGCGGCAATGGTATAAATGTTACATTATATAATGCGCCTACGTGGGTAAATGGAATATCAGGTAAAGCTCTTAGTTTTACCTCAGCTTCTAATCAATATGGTGTGGCTACTGATAATTTATCATTTATAAATTTTGACAGCTCAGATGAATTTTCCATTTCAGGATGGTTTAAAACGACATCGTTTGCATCTACTCAAACATTGATAAGTAGATTAGCTGCTGGTCCCGAATATACAGGGTATTATCTATCTATTAATACGTCTGGGCAATTGGTATTTGGATTAATATCCGATGATAGCGCCAGTGATAGGTTAGATGTGAGAACGGGGGCGTTACTTACAGATACCCTTTACAAGTATTTAATAACGTATGATGGCAGTTTAGACGCTTCAGGTGTACACATATACATAGATACTGTTGATCAACTTGGATTAACAGTATTAAATGATAATTTGACAGGAAGCATTACAAATGTTGCCTCATTATATATAGGCGCAAGATTTGATGGAGAATATTATAATGGAATATTAGACGAAACTAAAATTTATAATAAAATAATATCAGACTCCGAAGAAAAAGCCCTATACCTCAACCCTTCCGGTAATCAGAGCGCCACTGTAGGTGGTTTTGGATACAGCGGAGGATGGCATAATATAATAACAGCAAGTGGATCGGCTATTTATAATAACACTACTCTAAGGGCATTGTACGGAACTGAAATAGAGTTGTATGATTCAGGAGGCACAAAAAAGGTTGATTTAAGTACTTCTGCTTTATATTTAGGGGACCAATCAAATGAACATTTAAAAGCAAGTTCAACAGGCATTGAGATAAAAGATGGCTCAACTGTGAATGCTTTATTTGGAACAACATCATACCTGGGAATACAAACAGATAACCATTTAAAGCTATATTCGACTGCAATTGAATTAAAAAATTCATCTACAGTATTAGCCTATTTTGATCAATACGGGTTTCATTCAGCTACCCAACCATCTTTTTTAGTTCATAACGCTTCATCTATTACTAATGTAACAGGTGATGGAACAACATACGCAATAGTTTGGCCTAATGAAGAATATGATCAAGGGTCTAATATATCATCTGGTGTATTTACAGCTCCCACATCTGGAATATATATTTTTACAGCGAAGGTTAGAGCCAGCAATTTAAGTGTGGGGAATAGTGGATGGATTAGAATAGTAACATCAAATAGAATATTTTTAATGGATCTACCAACAACATTGGGTTCTACGTCTACATCATCACCTGTATTGACAACATTAGCTTATATGGATGCCTCTGATACTGCATATGTTGATATTCAAGTATCAGGTGGGACAAAAACTGTATATATTTTTGCTGGATCGACTTTCTCAGGGCAATTAGTGGCATAGATAAAACTATGTTAGATGGTTCCACTAAAAACGAAGTTTATAATCTAAATACCAATTTCGGCCTGCATTTAAAATCTGAATACCAGTAATGGTTTTTAATAATCCAGTGCGATATTTGGGAAAATGATCGGCAATAAGATAATATAGGTAAGTCGTTCCAATGAAATATGGGATCACAACATCTTCTTTATAGATAAGTGGATTTAGTTCATTATCTTCTTTAACTATTTGCCTTGTTTGGATGCAGTCAATAGTTTGGAGAGTGGCTACGGCCCCCATTAACATTTTATCTCTTTTATCCCAATTGGTGAAAGAGCATCCTGAAGATAAAAGAAGTATTAAAAATATAAGTATAGTTTTCATGATATTCTCCCGGATATCAAAAAGGTTAGTAATGAATAAATTTTAGAAAATTAGATCAATAAAGTCAACATAATAATTGACAAAATCGCTAATAAAATGATAAGATATTTTCTAAAAAGTATTATAATTTAAGCGAACGGGAGATTGCTTCTGTTCGCTTTTTATTAAAAGGAGATAGGAATATGAAAAAAATAGTATACGGATTGATCTTTTTAATAATTTTGGGATTTTCTGGCATGCTTTATGCTGCTGATGCAATGACGGTTACGCCTATACATGATTCATCTTCAAATTTAATAGTAGTTAAGATAGATTGGACTGATTCACCAAATTTAACCCTTGAATCTCAATCGACCGGAATAAACAATTTATTGGCTGGGTGGTATTGTTATGGAGCAGAAACAGTTCCCGGAAGTGGGGCAGCTCAGCCGGATAATTTATATGATATTGTGGTAACAAATGCGGCAGGTACAGACATATTTGACACTGCATTAACAAATAGAAGCAATACTGGCAATGAGACAGCTTTGACAGTATTTAATTCAGCTAAAGGCCCATTCCCAATCAAACCTAGAGGATTAAGTGATGCACTTACAATAACCATTACTGGTCAGACTACGGCTGCGGGAACAGGAACTATTTATCTCTATTTTGCGAGGTATTAAAATGAAGAAAATATACTCTTTAATTATAATACTTTTATTTTCGGCAAATGTTTTTGCTGGGCCTTATTATCCTGACAGTGGGGGTAGTGGCAATATTGCCACAGACACAATATGGGATGTAGCCGGAGATACAGTATATGGCACTGGCTCCAATACATCGGCAAGATTGGCAGCAGGTACGGCTTACCAACTATATATGATGAATTCAGGCGCAACAGCTCCAGCATGGACATCAACACTAGGGGTAACCGGGACAAGGCTTACAAAAATATGGACTACAGATATCGAATCAACTAATATGGTTACTGTTGGGGGCAATTCCCTTGCCACGATATTTCAGGGGCTTGATGCAGACCTTACAACATGGGCAGGGATAACACCATCGGCTAATGTCCAGACATTTTTAGGCTATGCAGATTTCGCAGCTATGAAAACAGGGCTTGGATATTACACTTCCGGTGATTCTCCTGTATGGGGTTCTTTAATGACTATGGCTAATGGTGCTGATTTTAGAGTAGCCACTACAACTGATGGTCACAAGTTTACTATCCCTGTATACGACAATACTTCAGCAGGATGGCAGGATTGTTTATCCTTTGTAAATGGAACAACTGGAAACTTTGGGGTATTACTTGAAAGTGGATGTTCTCTGCTTGGGTTGTCTTCACTGGATCTTCCAGAGAGTACCGGAGATATTCTAACCACAGGAACACTATCAGGACTGACAAATGTGGTCACAATAGCCAAGACATCAGGATTCACAGAGGATGGTGGATCTGATAGTAATACAGTGGCTACTGATTCAGGTGAATCGCTTGTATCTGATGCCTATATTGGAATGGAAATATATAATATTACTGATGGATCAAGTTGTACAGTAACAGATAATGACGGCACTACATGGACTTGTGACGGGCTTGCAGGGGGAAGTGATCAATTATTTCAGGATGGTGATGTAATTGGACTAGGACCAGGACCACGACAGTCAGGAACGATGTTTTTTGTTAGTGGAGCGACTACGATTTATCACCCTGCAACAGTTGGATACATGGCTGGATATTTTGCCAATGGAGCTAATGTAATAAAGGTTGATGTAGGTTCTGCGGCGATGACACTCAATTTCTCTGACGATGGGACATACACAGATCCAACAGCCGGAGTAAGTGTGGATGGGGATGGAACAAATGGAGACTTTATAATATTTCTTAATCAATCTGCAACAGAAGCTCAAAGCCTTGGAGTAAATGGCTCATGGGCAACAGGAAGTTAATTATGAATAGGCGAGAATTTATTAAGAAAACTTATCAAATTGGTGGATTAGCTGCATTATATTCATTAGGATTGTCTCATAGTGATATCTTAGCTCAAGGCATTGGCTTAATGGGCGGAGGCGGTGGTTTTCAGGAAACTGGTGATACATATTCTGACATAACAATGTTTTGGACATGTGAAACTGCATCATTTGGATCTAGTGACTATCCTACGAGTGGTGTAACTGCAACGTTTGGGAGTTTATCTGATCTTACTGCAGACGCCGCCATAATAGGATCATATGGCCTAGATTGCCCAACGACATTTGATGCAGCAACTATAACAGTAACGAATGAAGATCTTGTAAACGGGACAGAATCTAGGATTGGATTCTATTACTATATAAATACATGGGCCGATGCTAATATGCTTTTTAGGGTAGAAGAAGCTGGTGATACCTATGTGCAGGGTGAGCTTACTGGTGGGGACGAAATATTGATGCGCTGGAGAGCAGGTACTAATCTTACATATAGTTCATCAGCAGCTAATTTATCATCATCACAAACGTACTACATTGAATATGCTTGGAATCAAACAGCACCTTACCGAAAAATCTACGTTGATGGTGTAGAAGTTATGTCTAATACAGATGCTTTTACTGCTATAACTCCAATTAAAATACTTTTAGGAAATTACTCATCAGCCTCATCTGATACTTATCAGGATAATATCATAATCTCTAATGATGGAACAAGAGATTTAAATGCTATTAAAGCATTGGAGAGTTCACCAAAATGAAATATTTAAAAACAATAATATTATTAATATTCAGTATAAATATCTATGTTAATGCTACTCCAACTATATCGAGTACATCAGGGACACTCACAGATGGTGAAAGTCTGACAATATCTGGTACCTTTGAAAGTAAAAGCACTCCTGCCCCGATAAAGTGGGATAATTTTGAGTGGGGCACTGATGGAACAACTCTTGACAATGACTCTGTATCCCCTGAATGGGAAGGGGATACTCCATCTCAGACTGATTTCCCTGAAATAGATACATCCCAAAAACATAGTGGAACACGGTCAGCGTATGTTGATATGATAGCTAATAATGGCGATTGTGCTTTCTATGATGTTGGAATATACTTCACTGGTGGTACTGAGCTATATGCGTCTTACTGGATTAGATATGACACAGCTACTGGTTCGGATTTAGAGGGACCAAGAGCTGATTTTTTTAAATTTAACCGTATTAATAGTGGGTCAGATATATATGGCGGTTCACCTAGTTTACTTATAAATCTATACCCAAATTATGATTTTCCTGAAACCGGTCGTATTGAGGTTCATAATTATTGGAATGGAACATATGATGGGCATACTTCCAACATTGGGAGATATTATAATAATGATATGCGTAAACAAGTTTGGCACAGGGTTGAAATGTATTTAAAATTATCCAATCCTGGTGGAACATATACTGGTTATATCCAGTGGTTTCTTGATGGTGTTGAGGTGAATACATATTGGGCTGGTAATTATGTAGATAGACAATGGAATGAAATAACTGGAGATTATGATTATATCACAAAGGCAGCAGACTCTTCTAATATAATAGATACTTTTTCTATGCTGTTCGGGGGGTGTGGGTATACGGAAACAGAAAGACCGTATCTTTGGCAAGACGATGTTTATGTTGATAACACAAGAGCTAGGGTGGAAATTGGAGATAATAGCGTATTTGAAAATTGTACCCATAGAGAAGTGCAGATTCCTTCCGCATGGGCTACGGATGAGATAACAGTAACTGTAAATGAAGGTTCTTTTGATTATGAAAATTCTACATTTTACTTATTTGTGGTCGATTCTGACGGGAATGCAAGTGACGGCTATGAAATAGATGGTACTGACACAACCGCCCCAACTCTTTCAAATTTCACAATAGGAACAGACGGCCTTATATGGACCTTTGCTTACAGCGAAGTAGTAACTGCTACAGATGACGGTGATATGTGTGATGGATATGGAATTGAAATGTCCGCAGCCGGAGTATTGACCTTTGCCTATGATGGTGGAACAAGGGGTTCAGGTAGCACTTTTACTTGTACTGGAAGCGCAACTGTTAATCAAGGTGATACTATTGTAGATGGGTTAAACTACACCCAGGGGTCAATTGAGGATATTGCTGATACCCCAAATGCCCTTGATACAATTGAAGATCAAACAACAGGATTTACCAATGGCAGTTTGCAGGGTGCAGGTGCCCCTGCTACACAGGGAAGCATGACCGGGGGCGGGACGGGTGTAGCTACAGGTGATGGTGGATTAGGTGGTTTTTATGCGGATTAACCTTTAACTAGAGGGTTGAAGAGAGGGATTGTATGGGTACTGAATGCGGAGATAAAAAATGTCAGCAAAAGGCTGAAGACACACATGAAGAGGTATTTAACAAGCCGAGTGGATTAAAGGAGCGAATGATGAAGGTTGAAAGAAAGAAGATCCCATGGATAGCTTTAGTATGGATAGTTCCTGTGATTATTACTGTTTCAGGAACTATATTCGGATTTATGTATACTTCGTATGCATCAAATGAAGGTAAACAGGACACTAAAATAGAGAAAATAGAAGGTGAAAATAGCTATCAAAAGATTGAAATAGCTGTTTTAAAAGATAGGACACAAAATATATTAACAGCTCAGAATGAAACAAATGAATTATTGAAACAACTTATTGAGCAAAACACTGAAACAAAAAAAGACAAGAAAGACAACTAATAACTTGTAATTCACAACATCGTGGAGTAGAATATAGTCAGATAGATTGATTTACCGTTTTATCGAATCTGAAACCAGGTAACCTGGCAAGTAGGATTCACCCGCCCGACAGGGGCTTAAAAAACAGGTGGGGTGAAATTCCCCACCACCTCTTAGCAGGAGGTAAACATGTCAAATATAACCCACGACGAACAGCACAAAGGAAGAAACGCTGTAAGTTGCCTTCACGGTTTTTTACTATCCAAACTGATCAATCACAAAATATCTAAAAATGAGTATGATTTAGTAAAAGTATGGCTTGCCAATATAGGTGATATCTTTGATAAATGCAATAAAGGAGCCGATGCCAATGCCAGATTGCTGGCTATCAGTCAATGTGGAGAATGCAAACATAGAAAAGCTGGCAAAGAATATTATTGCGGACATGATGATTTAAAAGATATTCCGATAAATGAAAAATTAGTGAGTTTTTACACAATTATAGAGATATGCCCACTTGAAAAGGGTATAGCTCATTAAGGAGAAATAAAATGAAAGACAGGGAATTGAATCTATATGTATTGGCATGGACAATAATAATAGGCTTTTTTACTTTATGTGGTATATTAATGTGGAAGCCATTACCTCAAGGCAGTAACGAGGTAGTTTTTATGCTTTTTGGTGCACTGTCAGCCGGATTTGGGAGCGTGGTGGGCTATTTCTTTGGCTCGAGTAAATCTAGCTCAGATAAAACAAAAATGCTTTCTCAGAAGCCTACCGAATAATGAAGCAAAAGAACCCTCCAACAGTAAAACCATGCCCCATTTGCGGATATCCTGTTGAGATATGGCCGTGTCCTAAATGTGGTAAAACACGGCCACTGTGGAAGTATTGGGATGAAAAGAAATCCTGGCCGATATAACAATTGAACTAAGACGCAAGCGGGTTGCCACAGTTCGGACAGAATTTATATCGCTTATCACCGCAACCACTTCTGCACACTTCGCAAGATTCCCGCTTGTCGGCCTTGAGTGGTGGGTCGCGAGGATTGCCTAATATTTTTACAAAGCGACTTTTTAAACAGTCTTTTTCATATTCTATAATTGGGTCATCCTCTGCCAAATCAAAATGCAACTCATCAATAGCAGCTTGTACAAGATCGTCAATTAATTCCGATGTTATTCTCATAATATCCTCATAATAAGTCATCTACCGTCTTTACCGGTAGGGGTTAAAGATTGGTCAGCTGATTTTAAGTTCCATTTTCTTCTGTAAATTCTGTTTTACATTTTGGGCATTTATAATGTTCAGTCCAAGTTTGATAATTTATATCTCCCGGAACTGCATCAACATTTGTAACTTTTCTGAGAACAGGACCGCCTATTTTATAATCTTCATCTCTGGAATATGGCGACCATCCACATTTAGGACAACTCATTTTTACCTCCAATCTATAACTCTCCTGAATAACAGGGCAGGTTAACATTTACATCTTTTACAATATAAGTTTTCATCCAATAATCCACCACAAAATCTGCATGGTAAGATACCCTCCTGCTCCTGTTGATTTGTGGGTTCTGGTGTAACACATAACACATCTCTATATTCCTCCAAATATTTAGATAATCTTTCTTCGGCATCATGTAGTTCATTTTTTGCCGTTTCAACTTTATCTTTTAATATTTCATAATTAAGTTGAATCGCCTCAACCTGATCAGGGCAATATTCAATATTGCAATCACCACATGGTTTATCATTAAATTCACAAGTCATATTCCCTCAATTGTTTTATAGAGTGCCTCCGCTCTTTGGAGCGGGGAGGCGGTTACTATTTTAAAGGTTATGTAATAAATTGAGCAGTCATACGCTCGAGATAGTTTCCAGATATAAAGTTCCCTTTTCCCCTCTGGTATCTTTTCCTCACACATTGCCACCTGATCCCGGCTTTCTGAGGGATTCCAAACTTCGCAATCACATTCAGCATCTTCAGGATTAATCCAATAGCGGAGGCCATATTCGTCTGCCCAGTACCCTCCCATATCAGACCACCCCATAACCTTCTCAGCCAGCCATTTATTTAACTCTTCGTTTATCATTTTATTTCCTTATTGGATTAAGTAATCACCAATCGATCGAATCAGCATGGTTACAAAACTTTTTAATAATCCGGGCTATCTTTTCCTTTTTTAATTGCAAACGTTTAGATAAAATAGGTTTTACTTTGTCATTAACAGTTTTGCAATCTTTTTGTTCTTTTTCTGTATTACATATTTTTATTATGTCTGCCATTTTAGATCCTATGCCACTCCCCTACAGTATACCTGATCCACTTTTCAAATTCCAGCTTATATTCTTTATATCCCGGGCATTCTTCCTTTAGGTCGCATTTTTTAATGCAAATCGGCAAAGGCATCCTGGGGTTATTCTTCTTTTTCTGACAGACTACGTATTTCATCTATCCCTCACTTTACATATCAGGTAAAGCGTCAATTTCTTTGTCTGACATTTCAACATATTCGATAGTAGCCGGTTCTTCTGGATAGTTACTTGCTTCATCAGCCCACATACCAACTAATTCCAACAATTCTGATTTGGTTTTAACTATCGTATTCATGAAACCATCGCCAAATTCTGGACTTAATCTAAATGCCATTATTATACCTCCCTGTGTGGTCACTTTATATTGTTCTCAAAAAGATATCTATTAAGTAAATCCAAAGCATATTCCATAGCCTGCCATTCATCAATATGAATAGCTCCATCATGAACTTTTCGATGTTCATCATTGGTAAGAGGTATAACGTACACGTCTGAGCATTTAACACCTTTACCACTGCCCGGACCAAAGTGGTGTGGAATAGTCCTCTGTTCGCCCGTATTGGGATCATAGTCCATCTTACCGGAAAAGAATGATAGTTGCCTTGATACAAAGTCAAGAAACTTTTTCGACCTCCATTTCACCGGCTTGGGAAATTGCATTTAGTCCTCTACCTTGAATCCTATATCAGATAATAAATTATTCATCTCAAAATTGCGCCTGCTAAAATGCTTAACGTATGTTCTTAGTTTACCATGATTATGTTTATCTAGGGCTATAAAATTATTTGCTCCGTCAATGGTAAGGAAGAATTCTATATCTTGCCATACATAACCCACCTGAACTGATTCGGGATGGTGTTGCAATCTTTTCATACAATTACCTCCACATTCTTCACAAGGATATTCAATATGTGTCTCACCATCACCAATTACGGAATATCCATCATCAAAAACTCCAACTGGTATAAGTTCTTGCACTGTAACGTATATAGGCCATCTTGTTCCGCGATTATCCTGTTTTGCATATTTATATTTCAGGCTTTCCATCTCACACCTCCTTTAAATATTCTTCCCATGCCCTTCTCAAATTACAATCAGGACAGTTAGGGTTTTTACAGTCTTCATCAATACTGTCCTTATAGAAACGGTCAACAGCGGCTATGAGTTTTTGTGTGGACTTAACCTTAAATGATTTCAAAATCTCAATTATCCGCAAGGCCTCACTTTCGTAATCATGTTTTGTGTTATCGGATAGGTTTTTATATTGCGTCCCGGGTGAGAATCTTCCTGCGCTCTGGTCAAATTTAAAACATGCCTCGGCTATTTGGGGTAGTTTTATTTTCATGGTTTATCCTCATTAGGAATATCTTTTTTCATAATGCTAAATTTTATGGTTTCAATGTCATATCCACGTTTTTCTAATTCATCAAAGAGGCTTATATCCCATGAATCATCAATAACATTATGCCTTTGACTCCCTAAAACAAGGTGTAATAAACTGGAATCACATCTTGGCACACCATTACCTCTTGAATAAATAATGTCAGGTGAATTATGTGGAAGCTTACCGTAGTATATTTTTAATTCTCCATCTTTTGTTTTTGGTGCTCGATATCTTTTTTTCATTTAATCTACCTTTTTCGGATCTGGAATAAATACTCCATGTTCGATGCTTGCCCACCTTCGTATTTTCTCAACATAACTGTTTTCATCATTGGAAAAAAATTCCTCAGTTGATAATTTAGTAGTGCTCCCACCTATCATCTTACCGGGATGTATTTTACTTTCTATTGGGTTAAACATTTCCTTAAGCTCTGTGTGCATCTCTTCCGGTTCATATCCGAAGTGCTCAGCGAGTATTCCGACTACCACAGGCCAATAATATTTATTTTGCAGATCAGTACGTTCTTTCTTGTGTTTCCTGATAATAATATCAACACGGGTTCCAGGTTTAAAAGTATTATACCATATCTGCATTTCCTTTTTGACATTAGGGGCTACTTTTAAAGTATGATCGTTTAAAATATCGCCTTCAAATATTGGGGTTACTTTTTTTGCCACGCCTGAAAACACCTCCAAAACAAGGTTTAACTTCCAGTTCAATTTAACTTCTCAGGAATAAAATCTTTTATGAAATCCACAAGATTTCTTATGCCTGATTCTAAATCGCTGACCATATCCGGGTATCGATACATCTTAACTGAAGATATATTGTCTATTGTGATAATGCCCTTTTTATCTTTGGCTGAATAAATATAATATTCAAAGGTATCTGCATTGAAAATATCCAGATACGCTCTCCATTGGTAACTATCAAAGTAAGTATCAATATTCTCCCTGAAAGTTAGCTTGTGGTCTTTCACTGTATTACCTGTTATTCCATCACATCCGCCAGTTAAAACAATATCTAATCCATCAACATTATAGGTCTTATTTGCACGGATTTCCCTTATCTGTGGCAAGTTGATTTCAGCCTCACAATCCACTTTGAATTTAAATCCTGAATGTTCTACGGTATCTATTGAATCAGGCGGATTTTCAAGAATGGAATGCCATGCTGTACCCATAGCCATTTTATCGTTGGGAGCTTCGGTTCTTAATATTCTTGATCGCATATCTTCGACTGACATGTTATCAAGTTTATTATACCATATCAGGCTATCAAGGTCGGTTACGTGTAGAATTAGTTTATTCATAAGCCCTCCGATATACATATCCAACTCTTTCCGCTCACTATGTCGGCACTTTGCGTCCAAGATATTTCGAACCTACGCGATATTTCAGCCCTGCTCATGCCTCCGTTATAGAGATGCCGTATCATTAAAATATCTTTACTGGATAACTTGGCTCTTGGATTTTTTTCACCGTGCAAATTAGGTTTCTTGCGCAATCCAGTGCTATAAGCGTGGATGTTGTTCTCTGAAGAAGTAACCCATTCAAGGTTGCCTATATCATTAACGGATTTGTCTCCGTCCTTGTGGTTACACTCATGTCGTGGAGATGGCTTAGGGGGGCCGAAATGCTCAAGAACTAAGGTATGAATGTACTTCTGGTGGACAGCACCGTCTTTACATAGCGGGACAAATAGATATCCATTCCCGTTGTCCTGCTGTTTCATAATTCGTCCAGCCTTGAAATAAGATCCGTATTGCCTCCGATGGATGGTTCTTGAGATGGACCTAACTTGTCCTGCACTAGAAACTTCATAGCACGGAAATCCGTATATGCTTTTCCACTCTTCTTTCATTTCTGAACCTCATCTTTTTTTATATATCCATTTTTAACACTTTCATATGTTAGCCCAGCATCCGTAGCCTGTTTATGTAGCTCACCTTTGATAATTGCCAATATAGAATCATCAGCCTGTTTTACCTTTGTTACCATTTTATTAAAATCTTCAGGTGTCTTGCATTCCTGTATTTTTGCAATCCAATCGGCTATCATAGATTGCCTTTTCTGTTGTTCCTCAGTAAGCTCATTAAGGTGAGTTTTAACTGTTGATATTATTTCAGATAAAGTATCTGGTTTAACCGAAACATCACTTACTTGGATAGGAGATAGATTACCTGGATTTTTACCGAAGGCTGTATCTGTTGGACTAAATGACAAAGTCCTTTTTCGGTTATCAAGGTATAACCTTCCCATAGCGTCAGCACTTTTGTATATCTCACCTTTTGACCCACCTTGTACGTCTAAACGTTCAATAATATCGTCCCCTTTGCTTTCCTCTGAGCTATGGGCAATAAGAACCACGTCTTTACCTATTACCTTAAGAGAACTTAGCCACGATGCAAATCTGCTCTTTAAAACACCATATCCTTGCAAGGTTAATGCGCCGCCATAGCCTTTCTTTGGGTCTTTGGCTATAATGTCGGCAGATAGAAAATCCAATGCCCGGCCAGCCGTGTCAACAATGACTGTATTATAAGGTATAAGATCATCTGCGGTTATGTCTGTTACATCTTTCCATGATTCAATCTGTACAGAATCTTGCCTGTTTGCAGCCCGATAAGCCCCCTTGTCAAAATCAAGTAATATTGGCTTGTCTGCTGTAAATGCTAAAGTTGACTTCCCTAATCCCGGTGCACCATAAATTACTACAACAAGTTGGCTGACTTCTATCGGATCTTCTTTTCTCGTTATTTTTAATGCCATGTCTTTTCTCTCCTTTTTATTTAGTCCAAATTAACCTAATACCACAATCAATACATATACCTAAAGCCCTTGTTATATTACCCTCTTTACAAGAAGGGCAGGTATAATATAAGGCTCCGGTATCGGTTATCTCGATAGCATCCCCATGTTTTATTTCATCTAAGGTTCTGTCTATTCTATCCCATGTTTCCCGCATGGTTAAGCCTCCTTATTTAAATTATTTTTAGACATCCTATCATAAAGAACTACATTGACGGTAGCAGCTAAATTCATGCATCCACTTGTAGGGATATAAATAATATCACGACACCATGACAATATTCTATTTCCGAGGGTAGCATCTTCAGCCCCAAAAATATAAAATACTCTTTGTGGATGTTGGTATTCAGGTAATGGGATTGCTTCATCAATTAAATCAACAGCAACAGGAACACAATCAAACGGAATTATACTATGTAAGTTATCTGATCTAATTAACGGAATATGGCGATAATGTTTCATTGTATCTGTTGGACCTGTCCCGAGTCGCTTTCCTGAATATGCCAAAAATGCAGCCCCAAAAACACCTACAGCCCTCATGGCTGATCCTACATTAACTGCTGATTTTGGATTATCTAAGCCTATGCAAGCATAGCCCCTCATAATTACCTCCAATGGCCGCGCCCCACTTCCGATTGAAGTCGCCAATGACTTAATGGTTAGAGGAAGCAGGGCACGATAGGTTTATGTTTGGATCTGTCATTGGCTGTAAAGATATTACTAAAATACTCAGGTGTTGTCAATTAAATTACGATACCCTCTTTCAGATTTTCAGATAGATATTCTCTGATATTAGCCATAGCCTCAATTTTCCACTGCCCCCCATCTGCTTCACGGAGATTGCAATAAATATCATCTCCAGACTTTTGAAGCCTGAACAGAAAATCAGATTCTGGCTGCGCTACCTCAATAAATGTGCGATAAGGAACAAGTCTTACAGGGTTTGGAACTTTCATTTCACTAACCCTGATACCTGACTTCGCTGTTACCTGTTGGCCGATTCCGTCATCTTCACGTTTCAATGATGCCTCTGCTGTAATGTTGCTTACGAATCTTATAAGGTCGTCCCGGTCATTAGTTTTAACGAAAAGCGTTTGCAGGGCAATAATAAACTCTTCAATTTCCATGTTTCTGCCGAAGTTAAATGAAGGTGCTTCGTTTTCAGCACTTACATACCATGGCCTTTGAAGAAAATCCCCCTGGACAGGCCCGAATACGGTTACTGTATCGTATGATGCAACGGTTACCATAAGATCTGCCTTACGATCTATATCTGTTGTGTTGTTGATATACGCTACAAGACCATAAAGAGAATTAAGAGATAGTTTTTTTGCCATGGGCTCAAGGACAGGTGAATGGTCCTTGCGGAAATACGACCGGCCTTCAATTTCAATGGTGGGATTGTCAGCTATGTATTTTTTAAGCTCATTATCGCTTGAATTATCCTTCAATTCAGCGATGTACTTTAAAGCGTCAACCTGGGTGTTTTCGTTATTCATTACTTAAACCTTCCTTTCTACCGGTTATTTCCGATACCTTATCAGATTTTTCTTTGTTTTTTATCCAGTTTTCCTGCAAGATTTCACGGGCATCATTCTTGCCGTTATGCTTGCCGTGGACAAAAGTTGTTGTGAATGGGACCATCTTTTGAAGTTTAGAGTTTCCAAAGATTTCAATTTTACTGAAACCCCTATCGGTGTCCGGCTTGATGCTTAAATGGATGGATATCTCCCTTACAGCATCGGCCTTTGTGTTTGGGTCAGCAATGTTATCCATTACTTTTTGCCATTCTTCCCTGAACACTTCTTCGGCGGCTCCATTTCCTACATTTGCCAATGTTACTTCATAATCGTTTGTGAACATTCATTCTCCTTTCTTTATTGGTTGTTTTTGTTAATCATTCTTATGTAAAAAATCTGTCAAAAGTTCTTCCAGATCTCCGAACCTTTCCCGGCTAAGTTCTTCCTCCTTCTCTCCATCTTTGATAAAAAACCTGTTGTATTCTATATCATCATAAATGGTTATATTCCCTATAAAGACTATGTTTGGTTTAGCTGCTCCCATGATTTAGCTCTCTATTTTATTTAATTTAGCTTCTAATTCGATCCTGTTTGCATTGTTTTTTTCTATTAGGCGTAGTAAAGACTCTTTTTTCTTTTTAATCCTTTCATTGTTTTTTTCTTCATTGATCTCTATTGAATATTCCTTGCATATCTCATAGAGTTTATCAGATAGGTAATCTTCCGAGTCTATTATTTCCTTAACCTTGTTAATGGCTTCATTATATGATTTACAAGGATAGAAGGTGTTCCAACTAGATCCACTTCCGTCCCGGTACTGGTTAACGAGCCAATTTAATTCAAGACGATTATCTCTGGGCCATCTTCCAAAAAGTGATACCAGTCTAATTCCATCAAAATGTCTACCTTCTCCATAACCCTTTTCACTGGAAAATAATTCTGCATTCCACTCTAATATCTCAGGACCCCTGTAATCATCAAAAACAACGTGCGTATATTCCCCACAAACAATAGATTTAATATGGTCAAATATGTCCACTAGCTCAGGATCAGTAATACCCTCAATCCATTTAATTTTGGATGCAGCAGCTTTTTGAGCAATCCTAAACCCACTTATTTCCTTTTCGATTTGCTTTTTAGTTTCCTTTAAATTCTGTACATCCTTTTCAAGATTTTTCTTTGTTCTTTCCTGATATGTTTCCGCTGGTGAATCAAGTAATGATTTTACAATAAAGTGTTCACCTGCTGGAAATTCTGTCCCGTCTTTAATAAATACTTCTTGAACTATCGTTTCCTTAGAATTTAATGATCCTATTACAACAACTTTTTTACCATCTGGTGTGTATTTATAATCCATATCCTCTCCTTTATATTTAATCTGCCCCGACCCCCGCCAAGCTCAATAGTTTGATCCGGGGGCCTTTTTTTCGGTTGCTTCAGTTTCCCTTCTACCGGGAGCAGGAATTATCGTTTGCTATTCTCCTTCATCTTTTTTATCTGTCCATTCTCTATGTAATAAAAACTCAATGTTTTTTATTCGCTGTTTAAGATCTCCAAGCATTTCAAGGATAGCGTCGTGTAAATCTCTTCCTGCTAACAATTCCATTTCCTGCATATTCTTTTGATAATGAGTTCTGAGAGATTTCAAATATGTTAATCTATTCTGAATGTTGTTTTTATTCTTTATCAGAATAGTTCGCCTTTCATTGTGAGACCTTTTGCACAGAGGTTTGCCTGTATCATCTTCTAAAATTGGTTTTGAGAGCATCAAATCAATATCTCTTTGCATCCGGGAAAGGGTCTCCCTTTCATGTACCCATTCGGAATAGGTTTTAGGGTCTGTATTTTCGCCCGAGTATAATTGAGTTGCTATCTTAGAACTTATGCCTTGTGGTCTCATCTGTTATCCTCCTTTGGCGAGGGTGTTGATTTTATTTATAGCTTTACTAACGGGCCAGATATCAGATAGTGGTTCACATATCTCTGCTATCTCTGCTAACCTGGATTCAAGGTGGTCTATGTATTTGTCTTGAGCTTGGGAAAGTTCCATCCAACTGATAAATTCACCTGAACCACCTCTGTTGTAAGTGTAATTATGTTCATCAGGTCTAATCATTTATTCCTCCTCCTCTGGCAAGGGTGTACATTTTGTTTATACGTCTTATAACTTCATCCCTTTGTGCAATTATTCCCTCACTTGTAGTTAAATCTTTTTGTGGAATATCTGCTTCTAGTATTTCCGCTATCTCTGACAATCTGGATTTAAAGTAGTCATAAACCCACTGGACCTTCTCATTGCAACTCAATTCGATCCATTGGTTATATTCGTCTGATTGTTCATTCCATAATTGGATTATTTGTTCAAGAGTCATTCTTGTTCATCCTGTAGTTCTTTCCAGTTATATCCGGTTTGGTTTGTTTCATCCAAGATACATTTTAAATCCTCTATAGGGATAGAAATATTGCTAGGTTCTTGGTTTGTTTCGACATAACACGGCCTATCTACTCCACAGCCTTCACATTTGTATTTTCTTTTTTCAGTTTCCATTTATTCCTCCATGATGTACTCTGTACAATTGAGGGCATCGGCAAGGGCCTTATTTATCCTCCAGCAAGATGGCATTATCTGTTAAAGAGTGTAGAGTAGAACAATTACCACATATTATAAAAACCTCTGGTAGATATGCCTCTTCTTCTATTGTTATATCCCGACCTTTAGGGTCGATAATAAACGAAAACATGTCATTACACCCGCAATTCCCACATATAATATGCAATTTAGCCATAACCATCTTACTCCCCCTTTAACTCCTCAACCTTAACCCTTAATGCATCTGCTAAACACTTAAGAGTCGTTTCATTGGGATAACAATTTGTTCCTTTTTCAAGGCTTATAATGGTTCCACGAGACACACCTGAACGAACAGCCAACTCATTTTGATCTAATCCGGCCCGTCTACGATAAATCATTATTTTTTCACCTAAAGTTAATTTTTCCATATGTTTTATCCTTGACATATATTTAATATTAATCTATGATCCAGTTATTGTCAAACAAAATCGTAAATTATTTTCATCTCAGGCCCGTAAACCCCTAACGTGGTAAGTCTGAGAATAAACCGTAAACCTTTAAATAAAGCTTTTGTCGCAAGCCTTAACATGCTTGTTCCGTAATCCCGGCGGTCAGATTCCCTTCCCTTGCCAGAGTAGAATGGGTAACTGAATAACGTAAGACAAGATTTAAATCGAAACTGCAAAAGCTGAAAAGCCTGGCATGGGGTCTTAGAGGGTGATCTGTGTCTTTTACCCATCTTTATTCCTCCTCCAATACAAGATTTTCATGTCCACAAATAGGGCAAGGATAATAATCTCCATTTGCATATGTAGCTGAAAATTCCACTACAACGTCATTACCTTCGTATCCACAATCGTCACAATAATAATATTCGACTTTATCCATCTTTATTTTCCTACCCTTTTTTCTTGATTTACTCATATTCTTCAACAACCCATGTTACGAAAATCAATAAACCGACTAAATAAACTGCATCAGGCTTGGAATTTAAAATAAGCATAGATATACAAATGAAAATTCCGATAATTTTACAGGTTAAAGACATTATTTCGCTCCCATATTTCTTAATGCTTAGTTAGTCCAATTCAGGCACTATAAAATCATCAAATGCCTTAAGAGTTACCCTCTTAAATTCATCTAATGGAACACCCTGATTACAATAATTATAAGAATGATCTATTATCAGCCCTATCGCACTTTTTATAAATTCTAAATTTTCACCTGAGAGTTTAGAATTGTTCAAAAGATAAACATTGAGCGTGAAGGATAATAAAAAGACGACTGGCAATATTTTATCACAAAACTTTTTATATCTATTCATATTGTTCTCCCATATTTCTTAAAGTTCTTTCAACACAGTCTGAATAAGGGCTATCTTCACACGCCCTCTCTGCTCTTTCTAATGGTGTCATGAGCTCCATATTTGGCTCTGGGACGTCTTTTTCACTACAGCCTTTACTTGGTATTAGACAAGCAATTAAAAGCAGTGTGATGAGGATTCCGGTTGTTATCAGGTCTTTATGTATTGGTTTCATCCCATCCTCCTTTTAGGCGGGTGACCTAGAGGCATCCTTAAAACGTCTAGGGAACCAGTCACAATAAGTATCTTCTGGCTTATGACCAAACATAGCACAGCATTTTTTAGTGTGATAACAATCTCCACAGGTCTTACCATTTGGCAATTCCATACATGTCTCAGGAGTGCATGATTTATCAACACAACAGCCATGAGTCCAATTACTTGACATTCCTTATCTCCTTTAATTTAGGCGGGCAACCCAATGTCACCCGCCCTACCTGTCCACTATAGGCAATGGTACAGGGTTAATTAAAGATCAAGGTCACCTTTGGCCATTAAAAATGCCTCTTTAACTGCATCGATAATACGATTTAAACATTTTCTGTCAGCAACCTTTATTCTTGGGGGTGCAATATTATCAATAAGATAATCATTATCAACATCCAAAAAAAATTGATGGATTTTTCTATCTCCCATCGCGTTCCAATATGCGCCCCAAAATTGGCCGTAACATTCAATTATTACTCTACCTTTGCCATCTGCAATATCCTCAAGGTATACATTGATAAGGCCTAAAGCTGGAGCATCCTTTATTTTAAGTTGTTTTATTTTATAAGATGTTGTTATTTCCATTTTATCCTCTTTAATTGGCCGGGAGTCATAATAACCTCCCGGCATTTAGCAGGGCCTAAGCCCGCGCCCTCGGTCGAAACCAGAGGGGGAATTGCCCCTTTGTGCCTACATTATCTCCTACGCACTAAGCGTAAGGCTTCAGCACTCAGGGGCTTTTACTGGCAGCTTGTATCTTTACAAAAAGGAAGCCTGCCAGCAAATTTACTACCTATGCTTCCACGCAAGTCCCTTTTTATTCCGGTACTTGCTTGCTTGTCTTGATGTGGGCCTTATTTCGATACCACATTTCTTCTTTACCCCATAACAAGCTCTTCTAAATTCTTCGTTTTTTTCTGAAAACTCTTTATTTGTCATCTGTGGGTTATTTACCTCCTGTATGAGTTTAACATGCCCATTACCTGTATCAAGGCCGTTAGTAGTGGGTAACCAGGTCGCTCAGGTAGGTGGTATAATTAACCTGTTTACCTGCCCTCATTGTACCCACTGTTAACGACCCTGATGTTACCCTTATGCCGTCCGTCTTATCTCCCAAGCTCTCTTGGCTTTTTGCCTTTTTAGTGGAACAGGTGAGGTAAGAGATGTCACGGTATCCGCAGTCGAAACCGCAGTTAAGGGATAAAGCTTAAACTTATGAATCTGGCCCATCAACCCACCAGACATTTGCGCATTCGTTACACCTGTAATAATAATCAGTATAACCACCACATGATGAATCCCATTCTTTATAATATACATTAGTTGAATTACACACTTTACAGTTAGTGTATTTTGTCTTTTTCCATTTTGAAAAAACACCATCACTATCTTTCATTGGTTTTGTGTGCATTTATTCTCCTTAAGCCGACAACCAAGTAACTGACTACGCGCATTACTTAGTGATCTGTTTGGTAAAGCTAAGTGGGTGAAGCGTGCTATCTCGCGCATTTAAAGCTGTAACACATGTTACCATGTGAACCACCCCCCGTCAATTATATTTCAATTGATAGGGCTTCAGCCTTACTTACCCTGTCCCATGTGATCTTACCATTTACCGTATAAAGTACATGCCAAAGCATGTCCCATTTCATTTTTCTTACTCCTATTATTTCGTGATTTTTATATGACATTTTAATTCCCTCTCCTTAGTGAGTGCCGGGGCGTTTAAGCACCCCATATAAGTAATACCCCTAATATGGCCCAACCTATTCCTGTAGTACCATTTGAGATATACATACAAAATGCACCCATAGCACATACCCCAATCGTTGCCAACCCCTTACCTATATATGATTTGTTTTCCAATTTGTTTCTCCATTCGGTAAAATAGGAATTATCTAAGCTTCGGGTATAAGATACTCCCATTGATTTTGTTTGTCAAGAAATATCGACAAAAAAAATAAAAAAGATTGACTTTTCTGAAAATATCTATAAAATAGGAGCCATGAAAATAGATAAAGAACTTATAGAAAATGCAATGCAAGCTGATAGATGGACAGTTCCTTTACTTGCTAAGGAATTAGGAATACACAGGCAATCTCTTTATAATTGGCTTGGGAATGAAGATATACCAAAGGCAGAACATATTTTTAAGCTTTCAAAAATATTAAAACTCCCTGTTAGCCAAATTGCTATTGAGCCCTAACCGTAAACCCTAAAAGCATTATAAAGTGAGGTGATTAGATGGACAACAATTTAAGAGAACTCTTAAAGCAACTTATAATTATGATTTGTTATCATCCTGATTTTCCACAATCAGCTAAAAATGGGCTACTCAATAAAGCATCCGAATGTGGTATAACTTTTCATGATCCGGACTATAAAGGGGAATTAGATGAAACTTAAAGACGGATATATCATCACAGAAGGAATAGAGGGATATTGGCATTATCATATAAGTCATGAAAAGTCTTTTACTAAATCCCTTTGTGGAAAGCAAACCATGAAATGCAATTTACCAGAAAAAGGGTGGGGCGTTAAGTCTCACTTAAGGGAAAGATATTGTTCTGATTGTATTAATATTATGAGTTGTGCCGAGTAAAATAACAAAGGGGGATTAGATGAAAGCGACAAAAAAGGCCAAAACATCGAAAGTTACATGGAGAGAAATTCCAGCAATAAGACGTGAGAGCGAATTTCAATGTCCTGCTTGTAAGATAAATTACAGAAATACTCTTGACTATCACTCTAAAATAACTCGCTTCAAATGTGATTGCGGTCAAGAAATAATAGTAAAGTAACAAAGGGGGAGAGATAAGATGTTAAATATATCAGTTGTAAGATATGAAGCGGCTAAACCAATATATGAACATATAGAATGTGAAAGACTCTTATGGGCAGATAAATATATAATTTTTGAAGGCAATCAGGGGAGCAAATTAATTCCTGTTGCACCCATAATATCAATAAGTATAACTGGCGAAGATAGTTGACGCCATGATCAACACAGAGGAGATGTAAGATGTAAGATGGAAGAAGGATCAGTCGTAGATTACATGAAATATTGTTCGGATTTTTATTCTCATAACTTTAACCATGAAAAATGCAGCGAGTGTGGAGGCACAGGAATTATACCAATGATGTGTTGTAATGGTCATGAATGTAATTGTATGGGTTATCCTGTAGACTTTAAAACACAATGTGGATACTGTGGAAAACAACATATCCTTCCTGAACGATTAGTGCCATACAAAAGCTCTTGCGCCCAAGGAGGTAAGTAGATGAAAGATCAATATATTTTAATGCCTAAAGAATTGACCGCAGAGAATGGAGCTAAGGGGCTATTGATTGGGGAATTTTCAGAAAGATTTGAATTTAATTGTCCTGATTGTCTTGGTGAAGCTGGCTTTGATTGTGAACTATGTGATGGTGAAGGAGTTTATTATCATACTTTCACAGTCTCATGGACTACTATCAAAGATATATACAAGATGGCTGTAAAACACTTATCTCAACCTCTCCCGCCAAAGGAAAAGGAGACAGTGAGATGAAAATTAATATAGAAACAGGTCACTATTGTGTTAATTGCAGTGGATTAAAATATTTAGGCGATGATAAGCCATACTGCAAGAAATACAAAAGAAGAATATTTTCATCTGTATTTTGGGAAAGAGCATCATTTTGTATTGAACCTCTCCCACCAAAGGAAAAGGAATGAAAATAAACCGGGAACAAGTTTATAATAAGTATGGTGGCTTGTGTGGGTATTCAGGAACGCCTCTTGAGGATGACTGGCAAGTTGATCATATTGTTCCTCAAAGGGTGGCGCATTTTTTTAATATTGAAAGGTATAGAGAAAAATACGGGATTAATAGTGTTGACGATATTGAAAACCTTATACCTTGTCAAAAGATAATCAACCATTACAAAAGATCTTTAAGCTTAGAAGAGTTTAGGACTTTATGGCTTGGTGGTTTACATAAACGGCTAGATAAGCCTAAAAATCCAAGGACTGAAAAGAGTAGGAAAACTAAAGAATACAGATTAAAAGTGGCCTCATATTTCGGGATAACACCTGATAAACCATTTTCAGGAGTGTTTTATTTTGAGACCCTTAAAGAAAAGGAATAGATATGGCAATGAGTTTAACGGGAGCCAAACAAGTTCCTGAAATAGCTTTTGAATATTGGGGGTGGGTTGACACTATGATTAATAACCCTGGAATGTATGGATTAGATATGCGGCGGTCAGAGTGTCATGATAGATTATGCAGTCAATATAAAATAGAAAAAGAGACGTCAAGGAAGGTTACGGACCACTTGGATAAGTATTCTGATGTGGTTGAAATGCACTACGCCTTGATAGCTTTACAGAAAAAGGAATAAACTATGAGTTGTGACAGAAGATGTTTTGATGAAACAGATAAATGGTATGATCATGGAAACTGCTCAACTTGTCCCGGACAGGATTCAGGTCCATCGAGAGATGGTAAATCATATTGTGCTAGATGTAAAAGATGGCACTCTTTTAATAAATGGCCCCATAAACCAGAACCCGAGGAAAAGGAATGAACTATGCAACCCAAAAATAAGGAGTGAGTAAATGAAAAGGATAAAAGAATTAATAGAAAAATGGAGAAATGGTGAGGCAGATTATAATAAGATTGAAACGTGTCGCAGGGAGTTTGATGGAGTAGTGGCCGACGCTACTTTTAATTATTGTGCAGATGAGATTGAATATATATTGAATACTATAGAAGCTGAAGAAGCTCTTAAGGAACTCAAATGAAAAAATATCAATCATACTTAACAGTTAATTTATCACCTAAAAGAGCAAAGAAGATCCAGGGGCAATGTGATGAGGAACGCCCTTTGTTCAGTAAACCTTATAACGCTGAAACGGTAGGAGAAGTAGTAAGAATAGCAGCAGAAAGAGCTATACAAGCCCTTATTCCGTCGGCCACAGTCGAATTAACCGGGGAAGGGCTGGTTGATATACAAAAGGAAGAACCAGAAGTAAGTGAATCGATTAAAGCTGTTGTTAAATCCATAAGATCATGAGGACATAAAAGAGTTGGAAGAGACGCATAAGCCGTGGTGGAAACGTTTATTTGAAAGGAGACAATTATGAAACTAATAATTGATCAAATACATGGTTGAGAGGTTGAAGTTACATCGCTTACCGTGGGTGAGTATAATAATTTTATGACTATGCAAATTCCTATGAGCCTGGAAGAGCTCAAGGATGAAATTGATAAGGCTATTAAAAAAAAGAGATAGCTTTGTCCAACCATTCAACCCCCTTGACATTTAACAGGAAGTAAAATAGAATAGGCAAATGCGAAGATATAGGACCAAGATGAATACTTTAAAATTAGAAAACGGCTTATCAGGGGCAGTTCACTTCTTGTGTTCTGTCTTCGCAGACTCGCTCCTGGTAAGTCGTTTTGTGTTTTTGAGGTGATATAACGACAGATTATTCAGAAAGATTAAAGGACCCACGCTGGCAAAAGAAGCGTTGTTTGATTATGTATCGAGATGGATATGTATGTCAAAATTGTGGAGATGAAACAATTTTGTTATGTGTTCATCATTTAGCTTATTATCCTGGCAGGGACCCATGGGATTATGATGACGATGAATTAGTAACATGGTGTATCGATTGCCATAATGGGAAACATAATGAAATGAATTTTCAAGAAGCTACTGAAAAAATAATCGAAAAACCTTTTACTACTGACCGAAGCCTTTTCGTTGACAGGATGATTATTAAATATGGAATCTAAAATTAACATGCTTGAATATGCTTTAAGATACAAGAATGAGTTCGGATTTTCTGTTATTCCTGTGAAAGGTAAATCTGGTCATTTAGTACAATGGAGTGAATATCAACATGAAAAGCCATCTGAAGATCAAATTAAAGAATGGTGGAATAAATGGCCTGATTCTAATATTGGAATAATAACAGGTGCAATATCGGGTATAACGGTTATTGATATAGATTCGTATAAGCTTAGTGATGAAGATTTTGAAGCAGTTAATAAAGCCTTTCCTGATGATTTTGCAACGGCAACAGCATTATCCGGTTCTGGTGGGCAGCATAGGTATTTTGCTTATGATCCAGACGTTCCGACTCGAAATGATATAATGAAGGGAGTAGATATTAAAAATGATGGAGGAGTAATCATTGCCCCTCCATCTAAAAATGAAAATGGAACTTATCAATGGCTTAAATCAAAAAAAATATCAGTGGTTCCACCTCGCGCCTTTCCAGATTTTTATAAAGAAAGCATTAATAATAGTATTAATTCATTATCTTTATATATAGGTGCGCAAGAATCTAACTCACATGAACTAACAAACCTAACAAAAACTAACATTTATTATAAGCCAGGCCGAAGGGATGATGATTTATTTCATGCAGCAAATTGCCTGATTAAAGGTGGGTCTGACCCTCAGTTTGCTAGACAAACCCTTGAATTAATTGCTAATAATCTTGGAAAAGAATTTACCCCAAAGGTTGTAAATGATAAAATAAACAGCGTTTTAAAGAGAGTTGGACGCCAAGATATAAATATTGCTGATGAATTCCGGACGTGGGTTGAACTAACAGAAGGTAACTTTAACCTAACACAATGCTCACATGAACTAACATTAACTAACAAAAACCAAAAACAAGCTTTATATATGGCTTGTAAGCGTCTTTGCGATGAGGGAATAATTGAAAAATATGGAGATAAAAGAGGTGTTTATAGGAGAGTAGAACAAACTGTATATGAAGATTGGATAAATGCCGATTATGATGCAATTAAATTAAACCTCCCATTTGGCTTAGGTCAATATGTAGATATATTTCCCGGTGATCTCATTGTTATAGCTGGAGTTAAAAATGCTGGCAAAACTGCGTTTGCTTTAAACTTTATAAAATTGAATATGAATGAATGGGATAGTTATTATCATTCTTCAGAATTGGTAAAACAGACGTTTAAGTTAAGGGTATCTAAGGATGAGGACAATAATCTTCAGGATTGGTCTAAAGTAAAAATGACTCAAGGATTAAATATGTCAAATGCGAAGGACAGAGTTGTGAAAGATGCATTAAATGTATTTGATTATATAGAGGGTGACGATGGTGAATTTTATAAAATTCCGGCAGCAATGGCTAGAATACATAGGGCGTTGGGTGATGGAATAGGGGTTGTATGTTTACAAAAACCATCTACTAGAGATTTTGCCAGAGGAGGCGAAGGGACCAAAGATAAAGCTGCCCTTTATTTAACCATTGATAAAGAATATCCATATCATGTTTGCAGAGTGAACGAGTGTAAAACATTTAAGGAAAAAGTAGGCAATCCAACAGGTTATATAATCAGATATAAGGTAAAGGATGGTATAAATTTATATTCAGAAGGTGTTTTAATGCCTGAGATTGATAAAAAATATCAAGGATTAGTGAAATGATAAAATATAATCACGACAAAAAGGAATGGGAAGGTTTAACAGTCGAATATATTAAATCACTTGAATCTGCATATCCTATGGTAGATGTAGTGAGAGAATTACAATATAGAATGCCATTATGGATAAATAATGCTGGAAAAAAAGGTAAAAAGAAAAAATGGGAGAGGTTTATAACTAATTGGTTATCCCGACAACAGGCCAGAAAAGAAGAAGTTAATCAATTGGGTTTAGATTTCAGACGATCTTAACATGAATATAGGGAGATAAAATATGAAAACCGGAACAAAAAGCCTGTTATTTGGAGTTCATCAATTTATATGGCATCCTATCACTGTATATATTGCATGGATATGGATTAATAAATCACTTCCCAACTGGAAGGAAACAGTATGTATTATTATCCATGACTGGGGATATTGGGGAAAGGACAATATGGACGATGAAGAAGGTGAAAAACATCCCGAGTGGGCAGCAAACTGGGCAAGGAAACATCTTGATATACATATCAAGAATTGGTTTTATCCAAAACAAAATGAATACTATGAATTGTGTCTTTTCCATTCCAGACACCTTGCAAGATATTACAATGCTAAACCATCTAGGCTATGTTGGCCTGATAAATTAAGCATAATATTTGAACCTTGGTGGCTATATCTTCCGAGAGCATGGGCAACCGGTGAACTTTATGAGTACAGAGAGCAGGCAAAAGCTTTTATTCCGTTATCTGCAAGTCATAGAGAGTGGTTTAAGTGGGTAAAAAATAGACTAGCCACACTTGGTATAGAAAAACGTGGCGATGTTGTACCATATGTAAACAAAATTCATGATTAAAATAAATATAACATGTGTATAAAACAAAAGGAGATATAAAATGATAAACAAGGCCATATTACTCGGAAACCTCGGAGCAGACCCAGAAGTCAGGTATGCCCCATCGGGAACTGCTATTGTAAATTTTACTGTTGCAACTACAGAAACTTACAAAGATAAAAAAGAAACAAGTTGGCATAAAGTAAAAGCATTCGGCAAACTGGCAGAAATATGTGAAAAATATTTGCATAAAGGAAAACAGGTATACATTGAAGGCCGGATACAATATGGATCATATGAAGATAGGCAGGGAATAAAACGATACACCACTGATATTATAGCAAGTACAATGCAGATGTTGGGATCGAAAAATGACACTTCTGGCCGCATGAATGAACGCCCGCCTATTGAAGAGCCTTTATCTATTCCTGACGAACAAATTCCTTTTTAAAATGGGATATAACCTTGACAGTTCCTTTTTAAATTGCTAATATATTGAAATAAATTAGAAAGGGGTTGTTATGGATAAAAAAGTATGTTTCAAATGTGGTGAAGAGAAGAGCTTATCTGAATTTTATAAACACAAAGAGATGGCAGATGGATATCTAAATAAATGCAAGGAATGTAACAAAAAAGATGTCCAAAAAAATTATAGGGAAAATATAGATCATTACAAGGCGTACGAACAAAATAGGGCTATGTTACCACATAGGGTCAAAGCTCGTGAGAAATACAGAAAAACAAAAGAGGGAAAAGATGCTATCCAAAGGGCTCGTAAAAAATATAAGAATAATAATCAAATTAAATACCATGCAACATGTATATTAAATAATGCAGTCAGAGATGGGAAAATCAAAAAGCAACCCTGTGAGATATGTGGTTCTACTTATAGAATACATGGACACCATGATGATTATTACAAGCCTTTAGAAGTTAAATGGCTATGCTCAAAGCATCATAGGAAAATTCATAAAGATAGCAAGGATAATATATGCCTAAATTAAAATACAGAGCATGGACGGATGAAGAGAAGCAGATTGTAATAGATAACGCCAGATATACCCCTGAAAATATCCAAAGGAAATTAAAAAAGAAGGGATATAGGAGGGGTTTAAGCTATATCAGGGCACAATTATACAGACTGAGGGCTCGAAAAAACATGAAAGGCCAGACAGCCCGACAATTAGCTGAATGTTTTGGTGTAGATGAAACCACTATAACCAGATGGATCAGAAATGGATATTTAGAGGCAAAAAGAAGGGAAACAGCTGTATCTCCATGGTATATTATAAACCGAAATATAATAGACTTTGTAAAATCATATCCTCATCTTATTAATTTGAAAAAGGTTGATCCTGATTGGTTTATTGATTTAGCCTTTGGTGGGAAGGAAGGTTTAGGGGCTCTGGAAACAGGAGATTCAGTCGGTGAAGGTGACGATTTTATGGAGTATATTTAAGGGAGGTAAACCATGAAAGAGATAAAAGAAGGAATAACAATCCCGGAAGAACTGAGGGAAATATTTTTGAAATATGCTGAATATCTATTGTATGAAACAGGATTTAATAAGCATGATAGGCTAATATATGATATATTTAAGGATATATCACATACAAGGGAAATAACCGACAAAGAAAAAGAACTCTTTAATCTATTAGAAACAATTACAAAGGAGAAACCATGAAATACATATGTGATAAAGCAAGGGAGTGTAAAGCGATAGATTTTTGGTGTAAAACCCCGTTTGAAACAAAACATAAAGAGTCATTTACATGGAAAGCTTGTGATAATCATAATGTCAACCCAATATATTGGCAAGTAAAAGCCATACCCTGTGAGGAGATAGAATATAATAATAAATCATTTGAATTATGTCCTCATGGTATGCGAACACCCGATGGATATACAAATATAACCCTTGATGGTTGTTATTGTGGTAACATGGGTAAAGAAGAAAATTGCAAATACTGCTATGGACATGACAAAGAAAATAAAAAGATTTATTGCACATACAAACATTTTAATCCGGAGGTAAAAATGGAATACAAGATAAAAAAAATAGCAACCATGGTAAATATGGAAGAAAAAAGACCATGCAGGGATGATTTTAGAGGTGCCTGCCAGGAATGGCTTGATATGGATTATAGATTAAATGATCCTATTGATTTAGGTGATCTAATATTGGTTGCCGAAAAATACAATGGGATACAATGGCTTATAGACCACGGTTTTATTGAAAAAGTAGAAGAAGAGTTTTATAGTAGAGGAGATAGGTTTGAAGAAAGCACTGGATGGAAATATATTTTATGTGAGGTTACACACCATAAAATGATGCTTTTTAATGTAAAAACAGGATGCAGATGGAACGAAAAAATGCTTAATGTAAGACTAGTTAAAAAAATCCCAGCCTCTGACTTCCACGCCCGTTTCGGAGATAACTTTAAGAAAATAAAGGAGTAGCTATGATATTTGCAATAGACCCAGGAAATGAACAATCTGCTTTTGTTGCTTGGAATGGTCAAATTATAGCAAAAGGGATCGAATACAACAGGGAGTTATTAAGAAAAATAAAATCAAAGGATATTTTGTCATCGGATTACACTTTAGTAATTGAAATGATAGCATCTTACGGTATGCCTGTAGGCGCAACGGTATTTGACACCTGTGTTTGGATAGGAAGATTTTTAGAGGCATGGGATAACAGAGGATTAAGATTTTTAAGTGAATTAATATATCGAAAAGATGTAAAAATGCACCTGTGCCAAAGCATGAAGGCCAAAGACAGTAATATCCGCCAGGCATTAATTGATCGATTCGGAAAACCTGGAACTAAAAAACATCCCAATATTATATATGACGATGCAAAGATTAAAATGAAAAAGGACTTATGGGCAGCTCTGGCGGTAGCTGTAACATTTGAGGATTTATCGAAATAATGGAGGGATGAAATGGATTTAGATTATAAAGATTATATTAGCAGAAAATCTTTTATAGAACAAACCGCTAAAGATTACGATCTGGATTATGACGTGGTTAATCATATTTATGTTTTATACTGGCCTGAAAGGTTTTATAAAAAATTAGAGGAAATAATAGAAAACGGTGGTTATATACACGCTTAAAAACTATTCAAAATAATGTTTGACAATAAAATATAAAATATGATAGACTATGCACGTTTAACAACTTAACTCTAGATACCCCGAGAACGGGAAGAGATCAGGAGCGTAATTGAGTACCAGCAATCAGCGCCGGAAAAGGCGCCAATTTGTTATTAAAGCGCATGAAAAAGCATCACGTCAAGCTCTTTTAGACATGCAGCCGGAAGAAACTACATGGAAAATAGTCAATAATATCTTACGGTTTGGCCCTAGATATGTCGGAGATACTATCATGTATAAACCTGAAGCAATGTCAATTAAATGGGCGCTAATATTTGAACAGCACTCTAAAAACCCATATCCAAAGAAATGAGGTAAAATGTAATGAATAAAAAAGGAGACATGCCATGACGAAATAACTTAATGAAAGGAGTTATAAGTAATGGCAAGAAGTAGGCGAGGTAAAAACGGTACTAAAAAATATGGGCGTATGGCAAGAAAACCAGCTCATAAAAAGTATAACGCTGAAAAAAGGTGGATTAAAAACAAAGAAAAACGCCTTAAAAAAGAGCTTAAGAGACAAGAGAGACTTAAAGCTCGAAAACCACTCCAGAACCCTTGAACACCTAAATGATACAATTGCAAGCGGTAAGGAGTGTACCCCTCCCCTGGTGTATTTACGCTATGCGTTGTATGACTGGGGGAAGGGGTTTTTAATTTAAGATAATTGATCAATATTATCAGCCATTTTATAAAGACATTTATTAAAACCATCATTAAAATGTACAATCACTTGAGTTATTAGGCCGGTTTTATTGCCCTCCAGGTCTATTTCGGCTATATTGTAAATATCTTTATGATTAAGATAATTATCTAACACAATGTAATATCTATTATCACAACTCGGAAACATTCCATGTGATTGAAATGATATGACATTACCTTTTATGGGGTAATCAGATAATTGTTCTGGGCAGAATAAAGTAACATTGTGTTTTGTGCCATTAAACTTTTTTAAAAATCTGTTTGTTTCTTTTTCGATATCTGGATTTATCGATTCATTATATGTTTTATTTGTACTCAAAATTTACCTCCAAAGGTTAAAGGGTTATTAGTTTAGGATATGTTAAATAATAATTTGCTTAACTTCTGTTTGATAATTTTTACAATCCATAAAATTTTTACCTGCGGATTTTAGTAACGCAATTTTCTCAGCGAATTTATCTTTGCTCATGACATACCCAGTCCTAAAATAATCAGTTCCACCAAAAAACGCTGAAGTGTAAATCTCTATTTTATAAAGTGTTCCATATGAATCTCTGAAACCTAAATAATAAGGATATCGTGATCTATACGACCTTAATATTTCTTCCCCGAATTCTTTTTCTATTTCGTCAAGAGTGGCGGCAAAGTCAATTTTTGTGATTTTAATTTTACCATCGATTGTGTTTTTATATTCTATAATTGTTCTTTTCATGATAATTTTCTCCTATAATTAAAGGGTTAACGATTCAGCAATTTTGCTGTTAATTTCATCTTTGTGAATATCTCCGCACTTATCACAGTAAGCATTTGGCCGTTCAATTGGTGATAAGGTAATAAATATTTCACAGAACTTGCAGTAAACCGGATATCCAGTTCTTTCATGGTATTCTGTTCGGCCTTGTTCTTCTTGAGAGATAATAAGTTTTGCCATATCTCCCAGGGAAAAGTTTGTAACGTTTTGAATAGCACAATCTTTACGGTTATTTGGATTGTAGAATATTGCTTCTGTTATCATGGTTTATACCTCCCAGATAGGTCTAAATAATTAACGGTAATAAGGCCATAAACGCGAACCCTATTAAAAAGAACAATAAGTTTATTGATTTTCTATACATGGTTTATACCTCCGTTGCTTTATTGATAGCGTTAATAGCTTTATCATAGCAAGGCCATCCAGGTTTAGTTCCATCGGTTTCGAGTTGTTTAACGCATTCTTTTAACGCTTCTAATAAATCAGAATTTATTTGGCATATCTGGCAATGTTGCCTAATTTGTTTAGGTTTAGTTTTTTTGCTCGATCTGATCGTTTCTTGCGTTCTTCTTTGGTTAAGCATAGTTTATACCCTTTCTTATAAAGTTTGTTATTATTTGTTACGGTAGTATGTTTCCCATGTTTAATTAATTGGAGATTTTCAATCCTATTATCTTGTTTGTCACCATTAATGTGGTGAACATCATAATCTTTTGAAATTGGATGGCCTAAATGTTGTTCCATAATCCAACGATGTAGTTTTTTATAAACTTTTTTACCATTAATTGTAACTCTACCTTCTATGTAACCTTTGGAGTTTATCCACCATGATTCTTGTTTTTTATTGTGGCCTCCATTGTTTTTCCACGCACATTGACGTGAACAATATTTTGATGATTTTCGCAATGGCCTAAATTGTTTGCCGCATTCATGGCAATAACGGTCAGCAAGTTTTCTGTTTTCTCTACCTAATGTGTCTTTCATTTTTTATTCTCCTGTTATGGTTTTATCCAATAGTAACAGGATTGTTACAATAAGTCAAGAGTCTCAAGAAGATTTTTTGCTTTTAAATCACCTTTTTTTGCTTTAGTTAAAATAAATTCATACATTGTCGGGGCAGCGGCTATTAATTTTGCATTGGCTTCGCATTCTTTTTGACTATGATGCCCTGTGTTTGTATCGCAAATGAAATTCTCAAAGGCAGCTCTGGTCAAAGGTTGGTTACTGCCCGTCCAATTTGTTATAACTACTGTAGACGCTTTTTTATTATCAGTTAATATTGTCCATGGTCCTTTGGTATATGACATAATTACCTCCGAGTTTTAAAGTAAATAAAAACTAAAATCTCAATTACCGCAAAATGATTAGTGTTGTTGTTGACATGATTTACTTCTTATTGTTTAAAGGTTTATCGGATTCTCTTTCTGCTGTTAACTGTCGTCTACGCCAGAGCGGTAAATTAGAATTTAACAGATCGTTGATAAATTCTTGGCTCATGTAGTATGGTAAAGTACTAATAAAATCTTTTGCTTTATGAAGATCGTCAAAAACCTGTATATTTTTACCTGAGTCATCGTCTACAAAGTATTCTATTTTATGACATCCAGGTGTTTGCGGGATAGATACTCTGTCTATTTTGTAGCCTTTGCGTTTATAAATAATAGTCATGATTTTATCTCCTTTATAAGGTCTGAGAGATTAGTTATCATGTTCGTCGGGATGAATACAATAAATAATGTTAGAATGATCATTAATGCAAGGAAAACATAATTCCCCGGGGTCTAACCAATGTAGTTGAGATCCGCATTTGGGACAATTTGTCATATTGTCAGGATAAATTAATTCCGTCTCACAAAATTGGCATAGGTTACGCTTTTTAGTGTTGGGATGCTGCAACATTGATTTACTCCTTTATAAGAGGTTAATAGATTAATCCTTCCATAAAGCCCCTGAATGGTCAGGAGCTTTAGCAGGGATTAAAGACCGGTATAATCCAAGGTATATTTATTGTCATCAATATTAATATTGCGCAGTGCATCAATAGGTATAAGTTGACCTTCGCCCCATGGTAGCCAGACACAATCGTCGCATACGTCAATACCTTGCAGGCTATTACGTCCATTATGATAAGCGTTATTAACGGCTGACATTACAAGCCCTAATTCATGGCCTGTTAATCTGTCAAATAATTCTGACGGTATTTGAGATTGCACATGTTTAATTGTTTGATGCCCGTCAAAACCATCGTAAGCGTCATACATTCTTTTTATTTTGTCTGATCTCATGATTTTATCTCCTTTATAAGTTAAGCATTGTTGGATAGTACTTCATTTATTGATTGTTCACATTGATTATCAAAGAATTCATCGGCACAAATATTACAGTATTTCTTATTATCAATAGTAGGCATATTATCAATATAATCTAATTCTTTACAATTTGAGCATTCTTTTATGCGTGTTTCCATGATTTTTCTCCTTATAAGAGGTTATTGTCTCGATCTACTAGTCATAGATGCAACATAGATGCCAAACTATATTAAAAAAACGTAAGTACATGATATCACAAGGGATAAAAAAATCAAGGTATAAATACAGGATATGTTTAGCCCTTAAATGAAGGAGAAAACATACACATTCAAAAATGGAATAACAGACAGTCATCAAATAATAAGTAAAAACATAATAAAATCAATTATATAATATGAAGGAAAAACTGTACACCAACTTGAAGGGAATAACAGACAGTATTTTAAGCGGTAGTCAAAAGAATAACAGTACATAAACAAGACAAAAGTTAAAATGCCGAACCACCTACCTAAACTCCTACCTGTATTAAAACAATAAAAAAAGTTAATTAATTTGTATTTTTTATATTTACAAATCGTTTATAATATAATATGCTTTAATAATGGGAGATAAAAGAAAACTCAACAAACTACCTCCAAGATTAAACACTCTTTCAACAAAAATAGGAAGTGATATATCTACAAAACGAATCACCGGATCAGCATTGCAGAAAATTAATGACCGGATAGCTGCCCGTGATAATTATATATGTCAAATATGCCACAGATTTGTAACAACTTATGAAATTGATCATAAAATTCCCTTATTCATGGGAGGTCAGGAGGTAGACGAAAATCGTCAACTTTTATGTATCTCCTGCCACAAAAATAAAACAGCGAAAGAAGAAAGTGAGCGACAAGGATGGGTTAATAGACCTGAATGTTTCAAATAATACAATAACAATTTAACCGGGAGATGATAAAATGAAAATGATAAAAAGATATAATCAATCAGATGAAGGTATACAAGGCAATTTTCCTTTGCATATGGCACTAAATAAGAATGGAGCCTGGGTAAAATGGGAAGATGTAGAACCCATAATCAAGCGACATCGTGAGGTATTAAGTAGGTTATGGACAGATGATTACGGTATATATATTGATGACAATCCTCAAATAATAGATGGAATCAGCATACCAAAGAAACCGGATGGAAGCATTAAGTGTAATTTTTGTTACAAGTCAAGTATAGATACCTCTGCTATGTTTACGAATGGTGGTCATACCTATATTTGCAAAGAATGTGTTGATATGTACTGGGATAAATATAATAAGAATAATAAGCCACAGCATAATTCTCCGGAAAAGTTAAGGGAAATAATAAGAGAAATAAAAAAAATATGTTCAGCTACTTACGTTAATTACAAAAAGTCATTCAATGACATTTGCAATATAATGGGAATCGATACATCAAGGGGGGCAATACCATCAGAAGAAAATCCTGTTATATTTAAATATGATTTCCCTGATATAGAAGGATACCAAGGAGAAGTAATTGAATTAAAATGTAATTGTCAAGAAGAAGTTGAACGGATTAATAATGGAAGTAGTATAAATAAAGTTCCAGGCGGTTATGTGATAAATGAAATCAAAGACTGGTGGATATGCCCTGCCCACGGATATAAGAAGAGGTAAGAAAAACATAGAAATGGGACAAGTTATTAAAGAAAAAAATATTGATCAATGGTGTAATTGTTTTGTTGAATTAGGAAGTTACATAAGGATATTAAACACAGATGATTTTACCTGTTTAGATTGTAGCTTATATTATACCGGAGAATGCCCTTATGTCGAGGTAGATAATAAAAATATTGCAACTAACAGCAACTAATGATAAAATAAATAACTATGTTAAGTAATATAATAATTTCAACCACATACAGGGGGCATCAAAATCTTTACAGCTTTTCAATATCTGGAAATA